ATCAGCAACCCTACACTCGATAGAGCCATCGGGTAGATAATGTCCTTCTCTATAAGGGCCAGCAGGATTAAGTCCTAACATACTCTCTGTATTTCCGTGGCTCTCTAAATCCTTAACCTTTATTTCCCCCGTTTCCGGATTGTGAAAAAAACTAATAAACTGGCACATAGTTACCCCCTTTTAAATACCAATATCTTTATACTCTTTCTGTTTTAGTCCTCTATTGCTTTTTCATATTCTGCTCTTATATTCGCTACCTCCTTAAACCACTCCCAAATATTTAACATCAACTTTTTATTTTTTCCTTGAATTTCCTTTTTAGCCCCATCAAACCAGTCCAAGAACCAGTATTCAATTTTATAAGGATTCTCGTCATAAGAAACAAAGAACCTAAATTCATCGGAAGGCCCACCGTAAGACAATTGATATCTAAAATATCCTTCTTTTTGGTCTGTAAAAGTTCCCGCAGGAACATAATCAAAACTTAAGCCATAGTCATATATTGTTCCTAAGCCCTCCACGCCCTCTCCGCCATTGCAGTAGTCCTCCCATATTTGGCAAAGGTCATCCATTCTGCATTTTAAATGAAACGCAATTTTTTCCTTACAGGTCTTCTGCTTTTTCATATTGCCCCCCCTTTATTCATACGCATTTGCTTGTTGTCTTATCCTTGATTGAAGTATAACATGCTTTCCCGTTTTGTCAAGGTCTTGCATATAATTCTCTTTTTAGCGTATCGTGTTTATCATTTTTAGAATTAATGTATATTGTAACAATCTCTTTTTGATTGCCAACAACAAGAATTAAATCATATACCTTATTATAATCAATCCTAAAACATGCTTTAGTTACTTTATCTTGTCCATTTGTATAAAATTCAAAAATTTGCTCTACATCTAATTGTAAATCATTTTTGATATAATAAAGCAATTGCTCCATATCTAAAACCCTTAGCCGGATATTATCGCAACAATGAGGAGTATATTGCCACTCCATTTTGTTAAGGCGATATACAAAGGTTATTAATTTGTCTTTGGCCTCCTGTGGGAAAAATACGTCCTTGTGATAGCGCATTTCCTTAATCTCCAAAATATGCCTTATAATCAATAAAACAATCTATACCTTGTAAAATTGCTTTTTGTTTAAAAATAAAAAAATAGTGTAATTTATAAGGCAAATCTTTTATTTCTTGTTCAATCCGTTTGAGGTTATACATTTCTCTCCCTTTTGTTTTAGTATATCATAACGCTTCGATTTTGTCAAGGCCATATGTAAAAATTTTTCATATAAGGCTATGGGGCTTTTTCATATAAGCATATTGCCCTTTTTTAAAATAAGTTATCCACAGGTTATCCCCAGGCTGTTAATAACCTGTTAATAAGTCCTAAACGATAATGATAATCATTATCATTAGGCAATGCAGCCTTGTCTGAGGCCTCTGGCTATGCTTCTGGCCTTGTCTGAGGCCTCTGGCTATGCTTCCAGCCTTGTCTAAGGCCTCTGGCTATGCTTCCGGTCTTGTCTGAGGCCTCTGGCTATACTTCCGGCCTTGTCTGAGGCCTCTGGCTATGCTTCCGGCCTTGTCTGAGGCCTCTGGCTATGCTTCCAGCCTTGTCTAAGGCCTCTGGCTAGCCTCTGGCTATGCTTCCGGTCTTGTCTGAAGCCTCTGGCTATGCTTCCGGTCTTGTCTGAGGCCTCTGGCTATGCTTCCGGCCTTGTCTGAGGCCTCTGGCTATACTTCCGGCCTTGTCTGAGGCCTCTGGCTATGCTTCCGGCCTTGTCTGAGGCCTCTGGCTATGCTTCCAGCCTTGTCTAAGGCCTCTGGCTACTTATCAAACGACCTTCAGTTTTAATTCTCGATTAGGCAATACTAACCCCTTAGCCAAAGTTAACCCACAAAAATTAATACATTTTTCATGTTAGGCCATTTTATTTTTTTTCCATTTACAGTCGAGATGATAATAAACAACCCCATCAAAAAAGTATCTTCTATCTACCTTTTGAAAACACAATGGACACAAACGAAAACAAGCAAAAACCCTTTTGATAATTTTATTCATGTTTACACCATGCAATAGGCCAAAGAAAAATTATCCGCTTGTTGCTCATAATCCATGTTTTCAAATCTATCGCTTAATCTTAATGGGCCAGACAGTTTATCCTTAAAAATACAATGGTGTAATTCATGGAGTAATACAATCCTAAGTCCAATTTTTTTGCTATACTTAACTAATCTCATTTTTTTGTCTCTATTAAAATAATAGCCACCTACCCCATCCCTAAATACTTTGTTCAACTCTGCGAAATTTATGTTTATTCTATGCTTGTAATTACCAAGATGATTGGCTCGACAATTTTCCTCTTGATTAAAAGAAACGCATACCTTGCTTTTTAATTGAAAAACATTACAATAATAATAAACTAATTTCCTAATTAGTTTTTTTCGTTTTTTAATCTGACTTTTATTATGATAATGCATTTTATTCTCCATCTTTATTTATTATTTGCTTTTTCTTTCTCTTTTTCCTTATCAATCTCTGTTAGTGATACAATTAAATAAATTATCTAAACTTCTTTTAAAAAGTCCTCCTTTCATTTTTGTTTTCTCCTTTGTCCGGTCAATTAATTTAAAGTTGCTTTTCTCTTGAAAAATTTTTTTCTTGTCTTACAGTATAAGTATAACACCAAACAAAAAAAAGTCAAGGAGAATAATAAAAAATTAATCATAACCCTTATCATCAATCAAATCATAATTTTTTAAAAATAGATAAAAAGTTATAACCTACTAAAAACAAACACATAATAACTAAATAATAATGATAATAAGTAATAAAAAATATAAATTATTGATAAATAAGGAGATAAAAAAAATAGTCGCATTTTTTGTATAAAATATGCGCCACTTGGGGTCGTACTAACTGATTATAAGTTAATTACTATCAAAGGTCTATGTAAATTTACATAACCTTATACCCCTCAAATAGTTATGCTATATGGGGGGTTCTTTTTAGCAAAAAATGTGCCAATTATAAACGGAGTACCGACTGTATCTTTCTTTCGATTTAATAATTTTATAACTCATTTACTTTAAAGAACTTATATTTTTTCGCCAATAAATTTTAAAAAAATCAAAAATGATGAAAATATAGTCATAACGGATGATATTTTTAGTTTATTTAAGTTATTTTTTTCTTATTTTAAATCATTTTACATCATTTGGTGGATAATTTTAAAATCTACTTTATTTAACTTTATTAATATCAAAGAGTTATATAAGTTTTTAGAAACAAAAATCACTGTATTTGGTAGATTTGGGTAGAATTAAGGTAGATTTCTTAGAAATTGAGCAAAATTTGGGTAGAATTAGTTCTACTATATTCAACTTATTATATATTAAGAAGTTATATAATTACTAATTCCTTAAATTTGGGTATTTGGGTAGTTTTTACCACAGGTAGAAAGATAGTCGTACCGAACGCCGCCCCCTACCCCCATCTTAGTTTAAGGACATTCTACTATTTTTATCATATTGGATTTAAAGAACTTAGAAGATTTTTTTTAAAAAAACCAAATGATGTAAGTATTTAATAGAGAAAAAGATTTGACGAGGCGTTTTTGTTTTTTCGTTTAAAAACGCCGAGTAGTACTTTTTATGTATTATATAAAAAGTACTAAAATCATATTGTTTATTATGTTCTTGATTTGTTATTAATATATCAGTATCATATAAGAATAAAAACCTAAATGGCAAAAATATTTTAAAAAAAGTGTGGTAAAATCGTATATGTGCAGTATACTTATTAGTGAGAGACAAAATCTGTTCTTTTACATAAATTTTAAGGTCAATCGCGGAAAACGCCATCCCGCGTAGGGAACTTTAAACAATAGTCGCCTTAACCTAGCTAAATACTATGGAGTCAGGCGAAAAGAAAAAAGATTTTGTTCCAGCAGATTGATTGAAAATTCATAAACAACTAGGTATTAATCAATGCTTCTATTTCTGTTAACAGAAATAGTTTGCTAAAAAGACGAAAGGTGAGTTATATCCGATTGTTCTAGAGCAGCGACATCTTCTATGAAAAGACTCTACCAAGTGAAAAACTATGGAAAAATACGAATTGACCAAATTAGATAAATTTGATGTAGCAATTGTTAAAATTCAAAAAGAAATAGATGCTCTTAAAGCAAGATTAGAAAAGATAAAAATTTCTGTAAAGTAATTCATAATACGTTATAAGTAGTTTAAGCTACCGCTTATGGAAGTAGGCGGTAGCTTTTTTTATTATATGTTAAAAAGGAGATTTGCACATGTTAGAAAAATCAATTAGATTTGGACAGCAAAACTTTTTTTATGTAAAGAATGATGAAAGCGATGGAACATATGACTATACTGGTTTTATGACTCAACAAGGGGCCATCCTTATTGCTCGTTATACTAAAGATGGTGACAATGCTCTTTATTGGGTAGGCACAGGAGATTTTGATACTATCTGGGCTGCAAAAGCAACAAAAAATTATGTTTATCCAAATGAATTGGATTTGCCCAGAGTATAAAAGATAAAGAATAGACTCTAACTGAAAACAGGAGAGCACCGGAATGTCACAGTATACAAAAAAAGTAAACAAGTTTACAGGGTATCTTCAGTTGGTTCCTTCTAATATAGTTATGGTTTTTAGAGCCGGAGTTGCCAATGAAGCTGCTCTTCCTGCATCTGGAAATGTAATAGGAGATGCAAGAATAACTAATGATACACATCATATTTATGTTTGGGATGGTTCTGCTTGGCAAGACCAGGGGGATATTATAGACTTAAACTGGTCTGCAATTCAAAATAAACCAACTTCAACAACAAGCCAAATAGACGATGCAGTATCAAAAAAACACACCCAAGGAACAGACCAGGGTTTAGATACTGGGGGAGCAAATGCAACAACTGCTGCAGAAGTAAAAGATGCCGTTACTAAAGCATTAACAATAGTAACTGTTACGGAATTAACAGATGAAGGAATTAATGCAGCAATCGATTCATTAGGTGCATCTGGCGGATTAGTTTTATTGCCAGAAGGAACCTATGTAATTGATGCTCCAATTGTCATTGACTATGACAAAACAATTTTGATGGGTTATGGGCAGCATACTATTTTAGATGCTTCGGCTTGGGCAACGCCAACAGGAAACATTATTACAGTTACTGGTGTAGATAATTGTGAAATCAAAAATTTAAAAATAATTGGTGCAAATTCTGGAGAAGCATATGCAACTATTAATGCCATTGATTCTCAGTATTTAACCATTGAAGATGTTATTATAGAAGAAGCAAATTATGATGCTATTTTGGCAGGAGCTTCTGGTAGTGCAGGAACTAGTGACCAGTTAATTATAAATAGAGTTACTATCAATGGTGCAAATAAGGATGGTATTAAATTTAGAGGGACTAATTGTAAAGTTACAAATAGTAGAATAATGAATACCGATGGTATTGGTATTTTTGTTTATTATTGTATAAACCCAGAAGTAACAGATAATTATTTTTATACTTGTTATCAAATTGTTAAAGTAGAAGGTACGACTGGGTTGAATTTAATTAATAATACTTTCAGTGCAGATACTCAAGTCGCCCACGATGCTTCTCAAATTTATTATTGGTCGAATAATACAGGAGGTATTATTGCAAATAATTGTCTTAGTATTAATCAGAATAATAAAAAATCACTTCATTTAAGGGGTTTGAATAAAGCGATTATTGCAAATAATTATATTAAAAGTGGAAACTTTACCTCTTATAATATTTATATGGATTTATATTGCACTGATAATTTAATTGTAAATAATATGTTAGAAGCTAGCACATATAATCCAGATATTACAGGGGTTTATGGTCACGCCGATGCAGATGGCAATGTGCTTATTAATAATCAGTTCAGAGGAACATTTGTTAACGAATATGATATCAATGGAACGTGTACAGTAATAAAACCGGAAGATATAGCGGATGCAATTTCCAAAAAACACGATGGTACTACTCAATTAAGCCAAAACGGAATAAATGGAACATTTACAACAACCGATGGAAAGACAGTCACAGTTGTTGATGGACAAATTACAAATATCGTGTAATTGAATTAGGAATTTACATGAAGAAAGCAAGAATAGCAATGGACAACATTTTAAGAGATTTAATCGTTATTTTTTGTAAATCTTTAGAGCAATAGTCTAATTTAAAAAATAGATTTTAGAATTTACAGAGGCAAAAATGGAGTCTTATTTTAGAGGCGATACGATTGAAATGTCTTTTCAATTATATCGTGATAAATCAGAAAACGAATATTGGGATTTAACAGGTGCACAAATTAGATTTGAATTAAGAAATGGAGCAAAAAAAATAAAGAAAGGAAGTGTATTAGTTACTGGTGGTTCTGATGAGCAAATTCAAATTATAAATGCTGCACAAGGTTCTTTTATCGTTTATATAACTAAAGACGAATCTATAGAATTAGCAGTTGGTACTTATCAATTTGAAATCGAGGTTACAACTTCAGAAGGGAAGAGATATACAGTATTACAGGATAAGCTATCTATTAAAGAGCATTATATTACTTGGCAGAATGTAGAATAATATTATGGACATTGAATATACAAATCCAAAAACTAAAATTGTATTTCAACCCACAAGAATAAATATTAATGCATTTGCAATAGCTTCTGCTATAGACTTTTTGAGAAGAAATATTTTTATTGAGTACGGTCGAGCTATAGAAATAGAGATAAAGAAGTTTTATAAAATTATCTCGACCTTTGGAATATATGACGAAGATTTAAGAGCTTTTTTGGTAGCATGGTATAAACATTAAAAGGATGGAGGAAATAAGAAAATGGCTGATTACAGAGTCCCAGTTTTAGAAAATTTTGAATGGCAACAATCAGTTAAAAGTAGGTCAGCAACACCTCCAGGCAGTCCAGCAAAGGGTGATAGATACCTCGTTATTGCTACTGCAAGCGGAGATTGGTCTGGTCACGAAGGAGATATTGCATATTGTTCTAATGCAGTTGGTCCAGTTTGGTCTTTTGATTCTCCCACAGAGGGTATGATTTTATGGGTAGATGATGAAGACAAGTATTATCATTATAATGGAAGTACATGGAGCGAATATCTTGGGCAGCAAGGACCCACAGGTCCAACAGGCCCACAGGGTACTACTGGTCCAACAGGCCCTACAGGTCCACAGGGTGCAACCGGCAACACAGGTCCTCAGGGTCCAACAGGCGCACAAGGTGCTACTGGTCCAACTGGCCCTACAGGTCCACAGGGTGCAACCGGCAACACAGGTCCTCAGGGTCCAACCGGCCCTCAAGGACCAACTGGTCCAACTGGTCCAGTAAATCAAACGTATGATGCAGATTACGAAGCAATTATAATTTCACTATAAAAAGAAAGTAGGGAATTGTGAAAGCTATTTTATGGCCCTACAAATATAAGAATATGCGGAAGAGTTGGTATTTACAAATGACTTGGATTGTAAATGCCCTCTTTAAGTATGGTATTACAGTTAAAAAACATAAAGATTTTATTTGTCAAGGGTTAGATTTTTTGCCTTTATATAATTATAAAGAAGATAAATCTACAGATATTTGTATTTATAATCATGCAGATATATCTCACTTGACGGGGGATATTTTATTGGCGAAAACAAATTGGTTTTTTAAACCAACAGTTCCAGACGAATACCACTCGACTTTGGATATTTTGGGTTATGGTCCATATAGTAGTGTAACCTATAATAAACCAAATTTTGAAGTGGTAGATAACAACGATGTAGATATCTTTTTTAACACAAAAGTTAAAAAATGGATTGAAAATAAAAGCACTAAGTGGGGAGGCTTCTTTGAAAATAAAGAGCAAGTTATTACCGATAAAGGTTATTTTTTAGTTCTGGGTCAAGTAGGAGGAGATGAGGTAGTAACAAGACATGATTTTGGAAGTTATTTTCTAAAACTAGAAGCCATTATTAAAGAGTTACTTCGTATTTCTAATAAAAAAATTATAGTAAAATTACATCCGTATACAGATGGAATAAATGCCAGGAATACGAAATTTTCTGATGGATTAAAGAAAAGACTAAAATCGTTTAGTAATAGAGTTGCTGTTTATACAGGCAAGACAAATATACATAATTTTATAAAAAATTGCGAATGTGTATTTTTGTCAAACTCAGATTCTGGTTTTGAAGCAATGATGCACAAGAAACCCATAATTTCGTTTGGATTTCCTGCGTATCATTGGGTAGCATATGATTTGAGGCATTTATCTGATTTAATAAGGGCTATTAAATTGGATTGGTTCGATTTAAACAAACAGAATAAATTTTTATATTGGTACTTAGAAAAATATTGTTTTTATAATCAACAAACAGCCATTAGAAGAGTAAAGGAATTGTTAGATGGTAGATTACCCAGTTCCTATTAATACTTTTTTTGAATATCAGTCTTCAGTTAAAAATAGATTAGCAACTCCACCAGGCAGTCCATCCAAAGGAGATAGATATTTAATTATATCTACAGCGACCGACGCTTGGGCAGGAAAGGAAGATTATATTACAGTTTATAATGGAAGTGGCTGGGCTTTTATAACTCCTAAAGAAGGAATGATGACGTGGGTACAGGATGAGGATATATATTATATCTACGATGGCAGTAGCTGGGATACTGAAATCCCAGATGAATTTACTATAATAAAAAGTAATGGCGTTTTAAAAATTGCTGATAGAATCGAAAATAATATTATGTTATTGGCTTTTTATCGTTCAGTTGATAGTGGAGCTACACAATATAACTTGATGGATGGAATAATTGATGAATATGAAGATGAATCTGGAATTGATACTGGAAATTCTACAAATGAAGATTATGATTCTACGAATGACCTATATTCTCCTACTTCAAGTGCTGGGAGTGATATTATAGACCAATCTAGTGGCTCACTTGGTGGGCCATTAGGAGGCGCAGCCGGTGGGCAAGAATATAGAGTTGCACAAAGTTTCCAATTAGATAGCAATTATACAATAGCAGGTGTTTCATATAAACTAGGAACTAATAGCGGCTCTCCAACTGGAAATCATACAGTTCGTATTGAGACAGATAATTCTGGAGTTCCTTCTGGTACATTGGCAGACGCAAATGCCTCTAAAGAAATTACGCCGGTTGCTAATAGTTATAATACTGCAACATTTGACAATACATTTCAATTATCATCTAGTACTACTTATTGGTTGGTGATATTATGTGATAATCAAGCAGATAATGTTTATTGGCGGGTATTATATGATAGTGCTAATCCATATGCAAATGGAATGAGAGCATATTCAACCGATGGTGGGTCTAGTTGGACGACTTCTGGTGTTACTTCACATGACCATGTATTTAAAATTATTTCGGCTCCAACTGCAGACTTAATGACTTTAATTTCTGAGTCGTTTACAGCAGAAGTGGCTCCAGACGATGCAAGAATTGTATTATTTGAAGAAGATGTAGATAATATAACAGTCAATACCGATATTAAGGCGTATGTTTCTAGAGATGGGGGGACTACTTATACACAAGTTACACTATCTGACGACGGTGATTGGCAAACCGGAAAGAGAATTTTGTGTGGTGTCGCCGATATCTCAGGACAGCCGTCTGGCACAAATATAAGATATAAAGTAGAAACTTTAAATAACAAAGATTTGAAACTTCACGGCGTTGGTCTAAATTGGAATTAATATGGTTAAGAGAATAGGATTAAATAGAAAGAAAAATTTATTAAAAAAATATAAAAAATTTCAGAATCATAAATTATCGCAAGATGAAATAAACGAACTAGTGATTTTGATGGCAAAGTACTTACTAAATTTAAAATAAATAATAGAAAAAGGGGATAAATCAATGTCAGAATCGGGATTGCCAATTAGCTTATTTTCTAGATTTATAGCATGGCTTTATTCTGCTGGAGAAATAGAACTTCCTTCGGATTTTCATGGCAGATGCCAGAAAGTGCAAGAGATAACAGACCTCGACTGTTCTGGCGTAGTTAATACCCTGAATAACTATGCTATAGAATCTGCAGCTTCCACAAAATATAGGATTGAATGCGATGATAATACATTACAAAAACTATTGAATTCGTGGTTATCACAGATTAATCTTGATGTAAATAATATTCCCACTGGACTTTCTTCTTTATCTAAAGAATATTTTAAAGAAAGATGGGCAGGGTCTTCTTTTTGTGCATTAAAGGTTAGTAATTGGAAATCTATTATAGTAGAAAATACTTCAATTGAGGTTCCAACACTCCTTTGGTTTGTTAATGGAAGTTCGATTTATGTAAAAAGAAATAAAAAAGATAATTTTGTTTTAGGAAGTGATGAATATTATTTGGATAGAAATTATGAAATAAAGTTAATACCCAATGGAAAAAAAGAATCTTCTATTATTCAGAAACCATATAATAGGTGGTATGACCAATATGCTACACCATATCTTTTTAAGAATGGGGTATATAAAAATTGGAAGGCGATGCAGATTTTGCAGAATAAAGGCAACCAAGCAATAACAAAGGTGTTACCTTATTTATTTATGATGGTAAAAGGAAATGAGACTTTATTTAAAGAAGGGGTGGATTATAGCGATACAGAATTGACAGAAATGGTAGATAATTTCAAATCGGAGTTAGAAAGATTTCAGGCAGAAGGAAGAAAAGTTCCCGCTCATGGAGTGCCATTTGACCAAAAGTATGAACATTTAATTCCAGACTTGTCTAAGATAGTTAGTGAAGAACTTTATAGACAAGGCTATAGAGCAATTTTGTCTGGGATGGGATTTATTGATGTTATTCAAGGATTAAGTTCTACAAGAAGAGAATCTATTTTAAATCCTAAACCATTTATATCAGAAATAAATAGTGGTGTAGCAGACTTTAAATCAATTCTCTTAGAGGTTATTTATAAAATTGTTGATAAGAATAAATCAAAACATAGAAAATTATTTAGTGATAAAGGCAAAATTTTTGTTACTAATAGTCCTTTAAAAATAAATATAGAACAAATCCTCGACGCAGTTAGGTCTGGATATGATAGAGGCCCAATTAGTATCCAATCATATGCAGAAGCACTTGGGTTTGATTATGAGACAGAGAAGGAGCGACGCACTAAAGAAGCCAAAGAGGGGATGGAAGAATTATTCTATCCCCATGTGATTTCTAATCAAGAAGATAAAGGTAAAGATGTAGTTATTCCTTCAAAACCAAAAACTAAGAAACAAGAAAATTTAGAAGATGAAGGAAAAAACCCCCCTTCACCAGAAATAGAGAAATATAAAAATGCAGAATGGAATATAGAAGAATCAAAAATAGATGAAACTGACCAATATTATAGAGTTAGACAAATTGAGCCAAGTGAGTTTGAGGAAGATTCTTTTAGAACTATTTGGCTTGATAAAGCAAAAGGAATAAAAGCAGTTATTGGAAAGAAAAAAGGAGAAACTAAAACTACAGTACAAACTCTATTGTTTTTAAAAGAAAAGTGGACAAAGAAAGAAATTAAGAAATGGATAAAAGAACACGCTAATCAATTTCATGCATACATAGAGATTGCAGAAGCAAATTTACAGGAAGACCTTATAGAAGCCCCATATACAAAAACAAATTATCCGAAATATTTAGACAAATATCCTGCTGGGGCTAGAGAAGCTTTTATTAAAACTTTTAATAAAATCTATGAAAAAACAAAGGACGAATCAAAAGCATTTCCTATTGCATGGAATGCTCTTAAAAGGTGGCTAAAAAAACATAATTATACATTTAAAAAAGGTTTTTGGGAAAAGAAAACAAAAGAAGAGCTAGAGAATGCAGAATTAAAAAAGAAGCAAAAAAGACTTTTAGATAAATTACTAGAATCGGATGGGGCAGATAAAAATGAAAATATATAAAGACAGAACACTAAAACAAGAAGTTAAGACCTTAGATTTAGGAGTTGTTGAAGCGGGAGATACAAAAGAATTTTCTTTTTATGTTTACAATGATTTGGATGCTGACCTGCAGTTTTTGCAGTTTTCTGTTAAGCACCCAGAAGTGCATATAACCAAAGCTCCTCAAAATTTATCTAAAAAAACTTCAGAAGAATTAAAAATAAAATGGACCCCGTCTGTTACATTAAAAGAAGGATTAAAAGCAGAACTAAATATTCGTGGCGTAGAATTGTGGGGTTAATATGTTGCGTGATTTGGGTTGGTTAAAACAAGTAAAATTAAAAAATAGTTCTGGAAGTGTTATTAATCCAGCGACCGTTGAAAAACTTGAAGAGCTACAACTTGCCTTGCAGAATATATATTCTGCTGTAGATGATTTGGAGTTGACCACGGAGAATATAAAAGTAGAAGCAGGACAGATTAATTTAAATACCGATGATTTAGAAACAAAAATACAATCAGTAAGAGACCAATTAGATGTTCTTTTATCAACCAGAGCGTCAGAATCAACGTTGGCAGACGTAAAGACTGTCTTAGATAATATAAAAACAGTCTTGGATACAGTAGATTCTACATTGGACGTTGCACTATCTACTAGGGCAAGTGAAAATACTCTAGTTCAAATTAGAGATTATATAGATACAGTAGAAACTATTTTAACAAATATTTATAATCAACTTGATGTTGCTCTTTCTACTCGATTATCAGATAGTAATTTTGATGCAAAAGTAGGAGAAGTCCAGGCATCTCCAACCTCCTACACACTCCTTGCGAGACTTAAAGATATTTGGGATAAATTAGCAGAACTTTTTAATAATGGTGCAGCTAAGATTAGGATTTGGGATGGAACTACACAAGCAAATGTAACTACTGATAATAAATTGAAAGTAGTTGCACATGGAAGAGCAGTCGTTTCTACATTAAATTCAACCAATGCTCCCCTAGGAATCGGTGGGTCTTTTGTAGGAACGTTTGAAGAAGTATTGGATTATTCATTTATATCTGTTATTGTAAAATCAGATGTTGATTCTGCAGCAATAGGGCTTGTTGTAGAATGGTCTTCTGATGGCATTAATATGGATGATAGTGACGAATATTTTATTTATGGGGGCCAAGGAAAACAATATACATTTGGAACATCTGCAAAGTATTTTAGAGTTAAATATTTTAATAATGGAACGAGTGCTCAGTCTTATTTTAGATTACAAACAATTTTGAGGCCTTTTAATCAAAAGCCAAGCTCACATAGAATTGGTGACCAAATAACAGAAGAAAATGATGCACAATTAGTAAAAGCAGTATTATCTGGAAGTGATAATGGAGAGTTTAGAAATGTAAAAGTAAATCAACAGGGGAGATTGGAAATAACGCAAACTCCACCTTTAGACAATGTTATTATACAACTCTTATATGATAAATCACATACAGCAATAAATTCAGGAGAGTGGCAAGACGTATTAGATTTTACTGTTCCAACCGGATATGATTTGGGAGTTGTATCTTTTGAAGCACAGTCTCAATTTGCAAATGAAGCTGCTAGGGCAATCTATAAAAATATGTTAGGAACTTTCGATTGCCTAACAGATACATTTACAGATGGAAATACTATAATTGCTCCGCGTTTTGCGACTAGATTGTATGCATATGTTACTAGTGTTATGGGGTCTAAAGATGATATATTCACAATAACATATACAAATACATTGGGAGTAACAGGCAGGACTGCAACAGTTACTATTCCAAAAAGTTCTTTAGTAGGCACCAATGTTGAGGCAATATTACAGGTAGGAGATATAGGCATTAGCGATATTACAAATATAACGCATACCGAAACAGGCCAGGCAGGAGCAGTGCAATTTTGTGGATGCATAGAATTATTTTATTTGGCCTTAAAAGATTCTAATACACAATATAATACCTTAAGTACAGTACAAGGTGTTGGAGTTTACGAAGGAGAACAACTCTTTTTGCAATATTTAGCTGGAACAAAAAGTGCTTATGTTAGAAGATTAAATTTAGTAGCACTATTAATGCCAAAATAATTATTAAGGAATAATCCGATGCATAATATACAATTAGATTGGGCAACACTAAAAACAGGCTTTATATTGAAAAAATTTCCAGTTAATTATGTCTATAATAATGGGCGATATGAAATTTATATCCAGGATAGGAATATTCTATGGTCTTCTTTGCTAGTTTCCCAAGAAGATATTATAGATTTTGAAACAAATTATAAAGCAGGGGCAAATATTTGTTTATATTCTGAAGATGGCAAAGAAATTTCTCGCACAGAATCTCGCCCATTAAGTACTACTACTTACTTCACTATGAGGGGAGATTCTCAGAACAATATTGGAGATGGGAAGGAATTGTTTTGGGATTTTTCTAATATAGACGATATTATACAAGCTCCACAAGGGTACAAAAGAAAAAGAATTGAATTTAAATTTTTAGACCCCATATATATAAAAGAGGGAGCCGTATATTTTCATAATTCTCTTAAAGGAAGTTATTTAAGTTTGCACGTAGTTTGTCCTGCCGGAGCCTATTATATAGATAATAATGGAGCCCCACATCAAGCTACAGAAGATGTTATAATTTCTACTTATGTAAACTACCATTTTTTTCAAGGTACTTGCGCTATGGGGGATGAATTAAATACAGAAAGCTGTAGTGTTGAGATTCCAAATTACTATAAATATTGGCTAGAAGTAACAGTGCCAGAAGTAGACGCAGAAAGCAATGGATATGTCTCTATTGAGTTATATAGAAAAAGAACGAGAATATTATGATAGGCAAACTATTATTTGTAAAAAATAATTCTTTGATAGGTAGTTGGATTAGAAGAGTTACTAATTCCGAATATAATCATGTTGGTATTTTTGTTAGCAAAGACAATATCATAGAATCTAGGTTTGTAGGTGTTGAAGAAACTCCATTTAGTAGATTTAAATTATTAAAAGAACAGAAAAAATTAGATTACAAAATTTATAGAATAAAACCAGAATTTCAGAAATATGTTGATAAAATTATATTTTTTGTTAGAATGCAGCTAGGAAAAAAATATGATTTTATTCAGATGTTGGCACTATATATTTTTCTGTTGTTTCGCATTAAACGTACCATAGAGCCAATTGAATATGGGGAAAGGTGGCTTTGTTCTGAATTAATAGCAGAAGCTTTTGAATATAGCGGACTCAAAATTTATAAAGAAATCGATTCGGACCAAATAACCCCAGGAGATTTGCTGCGTTCTGATTTTATAGAGGAAGATATATGATTTATATAGAAAAAGATATCCGATGTAAAGATGATTTTATTGTTCTAGATGAAGCCGACAACCCAGTTACTGGATTAGATAGTTCGGATTTTACAGTTATATTATATAATCCAGATAAAAATGAAATAACTTCTGGAATTTCTATAGAAGAAATAGGAGATGGGCTATATAGGATTTCTTTTACTCCAGACGCACTAGGAAACTGGACATTGTTTGTATATAATAACATGTATTTTCCTTTTGGAAAGGGACAAACATATCAATGCGTGATTAGTTTGAGTGGGAATTCTAATAACGAATTAGTTAAAAGAATTTTGGGCCTTTCTCAAGAGAATTACAGAATATTCAATCCAATTTATGTAGAGAAGAATTTACAGCAGTGTTTAACCTCAGCAGCGATAAAAATTTATTCATCTGCAGCAGATTGTGAAGCTGATACTAATGCGATAGCAGAATATAATATCAGTGCTATATTTGATAGTAAAGCAAGAATGATTAGCTACAAGGTTAAGAAAGTATAATGAAGCCAACAGGACAATCTCTTATAACTAAAGGAATTCAAGCAATTGAAAAAGGAATTTCTTTAATTACCAAAGGGATTTTAGATAGAGCGCGAATAAGAAAAGGAGCGCAGCAGTTAGTTAAAAAATTTTTTAAGATAATATTTCCGCTTTATGGAATCAAACAGTTTAAATTTAGTATGGAGTATAGTATTATTGGTAAAAAAGTAGTTGGATTAATGCAGATTTTTGAATTGGTAGGAAGGAAATCAATACTTTCTAGAAGGCAGTTATTGATAGGCGGTATTATATCTAGAGCTTATAATAAAAAATATTGCCTTAGAGCAAAGCGACAGCATTTGTTTGATGTGAGTTTAGTTTTGGCTGCAAGAAAAAAATATAATATAACCGATAATAGAAAAGTTGTAGGAATTCTAAGGTCTAGATTTCAAAATAAAAGAGATTTTGTGGTGAGAGGAATTAGAAAAATAGATTTTAAAACCGATATGACTGTAAAAGGTAAAAGAGATATCATTCCATTGCTACTAGCAGCAGGACTATTAGATAAGGAGGAAAAAGTATAATGAATAACAAAAAACGCATAGCAGAAGTATTGCTAGAAATTGCAAAGAACTCTAAAACAGAATTTATTGAGGACTCTGCTATTGATAAAGAAATTAAGGAAGCCGCTAAGAAGATTGAGCTTTCTCTCCCTTCTCCAGATTTGGCAGTATTTAAGACTGTCTATTGTGAGATAGGAAAAGTTAATAAGAATGGAGTAATTTTGTCTAAGAAAGCAGTAGAAAAAGGACTCCATACTTTGCGTTTCAAACAGTTGAATTGGGAACACGAAGGTAAAGGTCAAGTATGTGGATATACAATAGATGCCAAAATTAATGGAGATAGGGTAGAGACTATTAATGTTCTTTTTAAATCTCTTTTTAAAGAGCAGTTTGAAGAATTAAAAGAGAAGATAAAAACAGGAGAAGCAGCGGTTTCTTTTGAGATATGGAATTGCGACCCTGCTACTAGAAAGTCTGTTGTTAAACAGCTTGACGATGGAAAAATTGAGATAGACCCAGTTATATTTCATGGCACTGGAGTTCTATTATCGCATAAGCCAGCTTGTCCAAATGCAAAAATTTTTAAACTTGTAGCTAAGAATGAAATTAGAGAAGCAGAAAAAATTGTTAATAAAATTTTTAGTGAAAATCTTATTTTTGCATCTTTTGCCATAGACGATGTAGAAGAAGCAAATGTCAGTTGTGAATGTCTAAAGTGTGGAAAAGTTATTTCTACAAAAAAGCATTGTAAGGATATAAAATGTCCTGACTGTGGTGGAGATATGAGAAGAAAAGATAGACCAGGTGAGGGACAGCCTGTTCAAGAATCAGGAAAGGAAAAAGATAGCGAGGAGGGTAGAAAAATGGAGTTAGAAAAGTTATTTGCTTCAGTTGAGAAAGAAGAAGATATTACCTTTGATTTAGCTCTTTCTTTCTATTATGCCTCTGAAGAAGAACAAGCTAAACTTACAGAAGATGCTGCAAAGTGGACTCGCAAGTTTATCAATAGTCTGCCCGATTCAGCCTTTGCAGCTATTGAGCCAGCTTATCCTGAGAAAATTCAGAATAAGAATGCTCGTCACTTGCCACATCATAATGGAGTGGGTGATTTGGGGAAGGACAAATCTAATGCAAACTTAGATTTGCCTCATTATAAGAATGCTCTTGCCAGAGCAAATCAAATAAATCCTGTAAGTGATTCTATTTCTGCAGAGGAATTAAGAGCAAAAGCAAATGCTCATTTAGAAAGACATAAAGATGTACTTGAAGCAGCAGAAAAAGAAGAAAAACCAGAAGAGCCAAAGGCTACAGAGAAAACCCAGGCCAATGAAGTGCAGAAAGAAACCAAGCCAGAGGATAAAACCGATGGTGCTGAAACGACTTCTGCAGAGACTCCTAAAGCCGAAGAAACTCTAGAGCCAAAAGCTGCTTCTCAAGAAGGAGTCAAACCTGAAGAGGAAAAACCCGAATCAACGGAAGAGGCTCCTAAATCAGAAGAGGCACAAGATGTAGAAACAATTGTGCCTAAAGTAGTTGTTAAAGTTACTCGTATCTATGAAGATGTTTTTGTAGATACTTATGTTGATGGTACCCCATCTGGAGAATCGACTGGAAAGAGTTATATGAAGAAAATAACTGAATACAGCGATGGAACCAAAGATGAGGAAACAAACGAATCAGAATATAAGAAAAAGTTTGATTATGCTGAATTAGAAAAAGCTGTTAATGATGCGAAAGCCGAAAAGGATAAAGAGATAGTCAACTTGAAGGATGAGCATGAGAAACAGCTAAAAGAAAAAGATGAAAAAATAGAAGCACAATCTAAAGAACTTGACCAGAAGAGTCAAGAGATTGCAAAATTAAAGACTGAAGTTGAAACCGCAGAAGAGAAAGAAGACACTCCCGAAATGTCAGTAGGAAGTGTAGAACCTCTAACAGCTCAAGAGAAGAGCGAAATTAAACAGCGTAAAGAAAAGATAGACGCTATTATAGCTAGCAAGCACCAAAATAAATAAAAGATACGCAAAAGGCAAAAGCCTAGCAAAAACAAGTTACTAACGAGGTAAAAAACATGAAAGATGTAATTCAAAAGGCTTATGAGTTAATTGGTAGCCCAATTGACCCTAATCTAAAAGTGCCTGCTGAAGTTATGGATATCGTTGACTTTAAAGAATCTGAAGCTGGTGAAACAGTAGAGTATTTTAATAGCGACCATTCTGGCGTAGATGATATTTATGCGGCAGATGCTAATGGTACTATAACGTATCATAAGATTACTCTTCGTACTCCTGTTGCACTTACATTTGTTGGTCTTCAGTCCAAGCTAGAAACAGTTCTGCTTGATGAGATTATGAATAGCAAAGACCAGACTGCTTTGGCAACAAAGAAGGATGGTATTATTCGTTCTATGGATAAAGAAGAAGCTCGCAGAATTCTTAATCTTATTCTTGCAGTTTCTTCACAGGAAATCACTCCTGCTACTAGTGATGATATCTTAGATGTTTTCATTAAGATGAAGCAGTTGGTTTCTAATTTTGCTGATAATTATATTCTTTTGGTTGCGTCCAATGTTATGGACAAAATCGAAACTTATGATAAAGATAATTCGACTTCTGATAATTATAAAGTCGATATTATGGCTACCCTAACTAAAATTGGGGTTCGTAAAGTTGTAAAAATTATTGGCAATTCTGGCTACAATGCTGGAGATACTCCGGTTCTTGCCGACGGTCGTGCAATTCTGGTAGGCCGAGATTCTACTCTGGCCTCTGGTCGTCCAATTAAGTTTAGACGCAGAAAGTTTAGCGGCGAAGTTGCTCGTCTTGCTGGTGCAGAAGAGGGAGCAACTCGTCTAGTTCGCATGGTTGAAACTCCAATTCCAGTAAATGCTGCTGGTGCGAATACTCTTGGTTTTTCAACTTTTGGTTATGAAAGCCAAATTGCTGTTCTTACTAACTATAGAGCAGTTGCGTGGGCAGATGTTTCGTCCTTGCTTTAATCTGAAATAGGTGAGGAGAGGGGGTTTTCCCCCTCCCTCCCAAAAAAACCTATAACAGAAAGAAAATTATGATAGCAAGATTAAACTCCAAAAATGAATTAGATGTTTATTTGTTTCTCGAAGATTATAGAGATTTTTTTGAAGAATTCTATATAACTTTGAATAAACGTAGAACTTTCTTAAAAGGAAATTGTTCTTTGATTAAAAAAATATTAAAGACACAAGAAGTCTATGGCCTGTGGGAAAAAGGATTGCAGGGAGTCTTTTTAGTTTTTAGAGAAAAAGGATTCCGACCATATTTAAAAATTTTGGGAAGAAATAAAAAAATAGTTTCTAATTTACTTCAATATTTTTTATGGAAGTTTGCTACAATCGAAGTATATTGTAAGTTAAAGAAGAAAAATCCAATTACTAAAATTATTTTGCACAAGGCATTTAGGCAGGTTGGTGATAGAGGAAATGAGCTACTTTTGTGCAAGTATGCAATCAAAAATTATAAGCCGTTGATAGCCAAAGATGAGTATATAAATTATGAAGCGCTTTACTATAAGAGGATAAAATGACATCCATTATCACAAAACTAAGGTATTTATTAAGAGATTTATTAGATACGACTGGTAGACAAACATATGATTATTTGTCTACGAGCTATTCAAAGGTAATTACTTTGAATACAGACAAAGCGATTGCCTCTAGTATTAAAGTTTATAAGAATGGAATAGAGTGGTCTTCTGATAATTGGACGTATGATGTAGATACTGCCCAACTTACAATTGAAGAAGAATCTGGAGAAGAACTAGAAGTAGGAGATGTCCTTTTAATAACTTTTTCTTATTATCAGAAATATTCAGATACTATTTTGGAAGCATATATACGGTCTGCGCTTTATTATATTTCTATAGAACAATATAAAACTTTTGAGGTAGAAAGCGGTGGTACACTGGACCCAACACCATCAGAACAAGAGGAAAATCTTATTGCTATTATAGCAGCAGCACTTGTTGGTGGTAATGTAGCACAATATAGGACTCCAGAATTATCCATTGTATTTAACAGTAGAGAACCAGTAGAAACTAGAATTAGAAATTTTATTCGCAAAGTAAATAAATCATATGGCGTCTTAGAATATATAGACCTGACTGCCGAAGCTACAGAGGAAGAATAAAATGGAAGCAATGAATGAAATATTTAACCAACTAAGGCAACAGGGACTGTTAGAAACTTTATTATGTTATCCAGCAAATTCTACATTTGCGGACCCATATGAAAAGAATAAAACTAATGTCTATATGCCGCCCCTTCCGGTAGAAGGTATTGTTCATTCTATTGGATTTTCTGGCCTAAAGTGGAAATATTATGCCCAACTTCCAACAGGGTCTATTCAACTTATTGTTGAACCAAAGTATAAAGAAATAATTTTATCAGCGAAAAAAATAGAATATAAAAACAATTACTATACTGTTTATAGAGATGGAACTAATTTTCAATATATAGAAAGACGACATTATATTGTATTTATATTAGGGAGAAAGCAATCAAATGATTAAAGTAAAATTCTCATTTAGAGATAGAAGAAAATTTAAGAATCTAATACGATATATTGAAAAAATACCTTTTGTTGAAGCAGAGGCAGAAGTTCAAACAGTTGCAGAAAATGCTGTAGAGTCTATGACTGCAACAATAAATTCTTCTAGAAAACGCCCTGATGCTGGCACTCATAAATTAGAGAATGCTATTACAATAGAAGAGCTTTTAAATAATCCTGGAAGAGAATTGCTAATTGGAATAGGGAGTTTAGATAGACTAACTCAAGAAGCTCCATATTGGGAAGTATTAGACCAGGGAGGCTATATACCTCCAGCAAATTTAGGTTATTTTGACGGAAACCCAGAAAAGCCAACGAAAGGCATGTCTGGTCAACACTGGATGCATACCGGCAGTACTTCTGATTATTTATTGACTCCAAAGAAACCAATTCAAGGCATTGATTATATCGGAGCCGGATTGAGAAATTTAGCACAAAGCTTAGATAAATTAGTAATTGATTTCGGTGGAAAAATTTTAGACAATATGGAGAAGATATAATGGGAGTCTATAGATTATCAAGAAATATAGAGGCTTCTCTTATAGATTTTTTTACTGAACAATTTGAAATAGATTGGAGCGAGTTTAATATTCGTACTGTGAAGGTATTTCTTCAAGCATATGAAGGTACACTGCCAGCAGTATGTATAGAAGAAGTAACCACAAACCCAGTAAAAAAAGAAATTGGTAGCTCTGCTTGGCTAAAAATTCCAGAAATTTCTATAAGAGTATTTGCTACTTCTGATGGATTAAGAAAGGATTTGAGAGATTACATAATAGATAAGCTAGAAGGAAATATTCCTTATTATCAGTATACGATAACCGATGGGGGAGTTACAGAAAAAACTTTAGCAGGACAGATTGTTGTACGAGAGATTTTAAGAGATGCAAAAGAATTAACTAATACAGAAAATTTAGAACTTGCTGATAAATTTAGGCATATTATAATTTTTTCAGCAATAATAGCATTGTCATAGGAGAGACGTCATGGCTTGGATTCCAGTAGTTTCACTTGCATTAAATTTGACTATTTTAATTGTTTCTATAGGGGGATTTATAAAAGTACTAAAAAATGACCTCATGCATGTTCAAAAAGATTTGAAAGAAATAAAAGATGCTATTAAATCTATTTCTGCAACAACAAGTAATTTAGCAGAAAGAGTATCTACTATTGAGGGTAGATTGCAATAAAAGATAAGAGATTGTATGGAAGATATATTTTGTAAGAAGACGATATAAGTTTCTCTATGAAGAGAGAAGTGAACCAAATCTTTAAAAATCAATGGAGGATTTAAAAAGATGATTAAAGCGAAATTCTTTAGACCTCGTATTTTCCCTTGGAATAATGATTGTGCTCCTCGCCAAATTGATAGGGCGCAGGATATTTCTGGGGATTTAACGCTAAATCGTGAAAAAGCTTATGAGATTGGTAGAGATGGTCTTCTAGGTTACAGAAAGCAAACGCCTTCATTCTCCTATTCAATGACTCAATTTGAATATGGTAGCATGGATTTCTGGTATGCGCTTGCAAATAAAGAGGCTCCAGGAACTGGCGATGATGTATATATTGAACTAAGTGACTTAGAGACTACGAAATTTGATATTGCTGCATTTCTAACAGACGACAATAATACGTTTAGAGGAACAATTTTATTCCCTAAATTGCGGGTCAATGGGTATTCTATCAATATTGCTGACCCAGGTGCTGTTGTAGAAAGAGGATTTGATTTTGTTGGCGAAGATTATAAATTATTTGAAAATAAATATTTTGCCTATAATGAAGATGTTGTAGAGAGTGGAGAAACCGAAAAAACGATTACTCTTAGCCCAGCAGCAATTGAATATGCTTCTGGGAAATATGTTTTTAGAGTATTGAGAGTTAGAAGTGGTGTTGTTAGTGAATTAACAGAAGACACTTCTTCTCCATATGCAGATGATACTTGGCGGTACTCTGCGGGAGATGTAATTGTTCAGGGATGTGAAGTTGGGGACATAATTAAAGTTTATTATGTTGCTAATACTGCTTATACAACTACCTGGACAGACAACGATGCAGACCCATACCTATTATTGGCAGAATATGCTGAAATTCGTTTGAAAGTTGGTACTGATACTAGAATTTATAGATTGCAAAGCGTTAGTATTGATGCCTCACTTGAGAGAACGGATTATAAGGAAATAGGAAATTCGGAAGTTGTTCAGACAGGAGCAACAGGTAGTGCTGTCACAATTTCTCTGAATAGGTTTGCAGAAACAATGACTCTAGAACAGATTCTTGCGGGAGACAATGCTTATCCATATATTGACCCCCGTAATTTTGCTGAAAATATTCAAATGCAAGTTTTGATTTATGAAGATAAAGAACACACCTCATTTAAGGTTGGCTATTTGATGAAGAATATTACTCCAACTGCAATAGGTACATCTCAAGCTGTAGAGGAATATGGTGAGAGAACTACTGAGTTGGAATGTGATAATATGAGAATAAGTACAGAGCTTACAGACTTAGCATTTGTGTAATATCTTCGAGGAGAGGGTGGCGGCCTGGGGCTGCCACTCTCCCTCCCAAGAAAGAAGAATTATGCTAGAGAAGTCTGTGCAATATGCAAAGTATGGTAAGGTATGATAAATATAAAAATACATATTGCCATACTATAACTAGTATGGTTATTTTTTTTAAGGAGATAAGATGCCAAAAATTATTATTGACGAAAAACTATTATCGATGATTTTTGAACAAGAAGCTAGAGTATTGGTTGGAAAAGTATGTAAGCGGTTTGAAGTTCATTCTGAGCTAAAAGAAATCAAAGCAGCAGTAAAAGAACTTCTTTATGAAACAATGAGGGATACTCACAGAATGATAGTATACAATGGAAAAGAACCAGTGCATCTCACAAATAAAAAGCAAGGAGAAAAATATGGATAGTCGTAAGGACCAAGCTGCTAAAATAGTAAAAGAATATGAGGAAAAAAATGCTTTACTAAATGCAGAGGAGATGATTAAAGATAATAAGATTTATTTCTCTGTAGATGGAAAGAAATATAGAGTTCGCTTATTAAATTTAGCTGAGAGAAATGAACTCGATAATTTAAGACGAAGAAAATTTGGAGAATTGATTCAGGATAAAAATATATTGATGGAAAAAGATTTGATTGTGCAGTATAAAGAAAGGGGAATTGATATTGATGAAATAGATGATAAAATTCATAAATTAAGAGCACAGTGGGCAGATATAGAGCTAAAATTAGGAGAAGCGCTGTCTAAAAATGAGGCAGATATAATTTTAAATTCTTACAAAGAGAATATAGAAGAATTTAAGCGGGAAATAAATATTTTAAATTCACAGAAAGCAATATATTTGGAATTTTCTTTGGAAAATCAACTACTTTCTTATGTAGCTCAAATATTTACTTATTTGAGTTTAGAAAAACATACCGAAGAAGGCTGGAAAAGAATGTTTAAAACAATAGAAGAGTTTGAGACTAGCCCAGAAGAAAAAGTTATTAATACGGCTGCTCAGTATTCAATTATTTTACAATCGCTATGATTTACAGTATCTTACAAAAGCTAGCTGCTTCTATTCGTTATCAAAATTTGTTTCATGCGAGCAAGCAGATAAATGGAGTGCGACTATTTAAAAATACGAGAGATTTTTCTTTGCTTCAGCAAATATTTATTAGTTATTTATATAATTTTGAAGCAATTCACAATGATATTGCCTTTGAAAAAATTTCTAAAAGAGTATTGGAAGATACGATTTTTTCAGATGCTTATTTAGCTTGGAAACAAAAAAGAAAGAAAGATAATAAAAAGTCAAAAAAAAGAAGAGATGTTTCTTTAGTTCCTGCTAAATTTATAAAATTTAAACGTCAAGGAAAATAAATTATGGAACATTCACAAAAATTCTTAGCAACTATTCGACTAGCCATTGAAGGAGCTGAAGCTGCTACAAGAAAGTTAAAAAAAATAGATAAAACAACTACAGATATGGCAGCAAAGCGAATTGATTTCCCCTGGTTAAGAAATCTTCCTCAACAGAGCCAAATTGCTCAACAATCGATAGTAAGTTTTTCTAAGGAATTAAAGGGATTTTCTCTCGCTGGTCAAAAGTTAAATACAGTTTGGAAAGAAGGTCAGCCAGTAGGAGCAAGGTCTGTTCAGACTTTTAAAAATCAAGCTGGAGCAATTAAAAAAGTTACTACAGAATTTAATAAAAATGGAAAAATAGTTAAGCAGGGATTAACAGATATTTCTGCAGGTGCAAGTCGTGGTGCTGGTATTATGGAGCAGTTTGGGCTTGCTATGCGTAGAGCATTGATTGTTGCTCCTATCTGGATGATAATGAGAGGAGCTATTCAGTCTGTCATAGGTACGATTAGAGAAGGTGCTCAGGCAATGTATGATTTTGATAGAGCACTTATTAGGGCCCAAGCAGTTATTCATGATTTTGAAGGTACAATTGCTGAAGCTATGGGAATTTTAAATAGAGAATTAAGGACTTTGTCTGCAGAAACTGCAATATCGGTAGATAAGTTAGCCACAGCATTTTATAGATTTGGTACTGTTGGTACTGGCTTTAAGGATTCGATTGAGGGAGCAGCAGCAGCAACTAAGTTAGCAGTAGCAATTCAGGGCGATGCTGACCAGATTGCAGAAACACTGGCATTGACATATACTCTACTGGGGGATACTATTTCAGATACTATACCTCAAAGCCAAAAACTTATTTCTGTAGTTGCAAAGATTTATAAATTGTTTCAGACCAATGCATTTACTGCTAAACAATTTGACCAGTCTTTGAGACAGTTTTTGCCTACTGCAAATACATTAAATATTACTCTGGATGAGACATTGGCCTTGTTAGCAGCAATAAATACAGCAGCAATTCAAGGTGGCCGCGGCGGTCGTCTATTAAGAACATCGTTTCAGAAATTTGTAGAGAATATAGAACAAGTTGCTCCTAGATTTGGAGTAAAAGTTGTACCAGAAATAGAAGGTATTTATACTTCTGTAAGAAAAGTTCTTGAACAAATTAATAAGTTAAGTTTAGAGGGTAGGTTGACAGAAGTATCAGAAGCTCTTTCCGATGTATTTGGTGGTATTAGGTCAAGAGAAGCTGCTCAGGCAATTGCTTCTGTGTTGAATGTTTTAGATAAAAATATGGCAGATGTTTCTAATACTGCGGAGAATTTATCAAGTATATATAGCAATTTCGATAAACGACTTAACGAAGTATCCGAGAGTGTAAGTTTTCAAATAGACCGATTTAAAGAACTAAAAAAGAATGCTACAGAAGCATTTATTAGTGGAGTTGTTGGAGGAAAAGATTTTGCCGAATCAGTTAAACTTTATAATGATGCTCTTAAAGATTCTTTACCAAATGTTAAATTATTAGGTACTTATTTAAGATTAATTGCAGAGTTTGGTATTTTAACTCCAATAGGTGGAATTTATATAGAATCCCTTCGTAGAGCAAGAGAAGAAGCTAGAGCTATTGGAGATGCTCAGCAGAGAGTTGGAGATGTTTTAAGAGGTCAAACTACAGCACAAGAAGCTTTAGCTGTGTTGCAAGAACTAACTGCGGGAAAATTAATCAAAGATGTTAGACTTAGAGAACAGATTAGGACACAGGTTATTGCAATATTACATGCAAAACAAGCAGAAGTTAATTTAGCTAAAGAGCAAGCCCTAGCTGACGATGATTCTTTTCAGAGAATTAAACAACAGTTAGATTTATATAAAGATAGAGCAAAAGAAATTCGCAAGACAGCTAATATACAAGCTCAAGAATTAAAATATTTGCAGCTTCGTGCCAAAGGAATAGAAGATTCTGATTTGGCTCAAATAAAATTTTTAGATAAAGTAAAAGAAACTGTGCGAGAATACAACAATTTAGAAAATATAACAAGTAGAATTGATTTATCAGATATTTTATCTGCTCTACAAGTTGGTGATTATAATAGAATTTTACAACTCACAAATGGAATAGTATTTAATGATGATAAAATTCTAGAATTAAATAAATTACAAAATGATGTAGTAGCTGCTCGCATAAAACTAAAAGACGACGAAGTAAAAAAAACTCAGAATCTTTTGTTACAATATGAGCAAGCAACTGAAACAGAACGCAGGTCAATAGAAAGATTGTTTGAATTGAGGCAGCTATCTCCAGAAGAATTAGCTCAAAGATTTCGTAGCAATATTTTTGATAAGAAAATAATCTTAGATTTTTGGGGTCAATTTGAAAAATCTGCCCAAGATGCTATTACTCAAACTATAAAAGACCTTTATAGATTAAATGTTCCTGTAAAATTGGATTGGTCTAAAAATCCCTTTTATAAGACAGCATCGCCTTTGACTGCAGCGAGAATGGCTGTAGCTCCAGCAGCGGGAACAAATATAAATGCAAATGTTAATCAAACTGCCTCGTTTGGAGATGTTCTTATTTCAATAAATCCAGATTCTATAGAAAAACTAGCTTCTCTTTCTGCAGATGAGCTAACAAAGATATTGGTTAATAACTCCCAATTAAAACAATTAATTACAAATATTGTTTTAAATACAAAGACAAGACAATAAGGAGATACTAATATGGCAGATTATGTTGTCAAAATAACTTTTAATGATGGCTCAGGAAATTATGATTTTCCTTTAGTACAGTCATGTCCAGACCCAATAGAAGGGTCTAAGGCTGTAGTAATTGAAGGCAATAGGGGGTCTGGTTCTGTAGTTATACCAGGAGGCAAAAAAAGCCAAAGAATTATTGTCAAGGGAATTATTTTGGATAACGATGGATTTGTTGATATTCAAACTGCAATTGCATCTATGAAGTCAGCAGTTACTACCAATTTAGCAACCCTAACAAAAAAATATTGGAATGGGTCTACATGGGTAAATGTATGGCAGTATACTGTAAGAAGAATTGACCCAATAGAATTTTCAGATAGCTTACAGACAAACAATCAAGATTATACAGCAACATTTTTAATTGTTAGTTATTAAGGAGGCAACAAATGGCAACAAATTTGCAAATCGGAATTAATTATGTAGATGCAGATGTTCCTTTTTCTGATACTCCTACAGATTTTATTATAGTCGATGAAGACAACGATTATCTTATTTGGACAACAGGAGATGATGTAGTAAAGGATTTAATGACTGCAGAACCAACTGCAGATGAATTAAATGCGGCGGCTACAATCATTGATGAAGAAGAAGATGTTACTATTCCACAGTGCCTATTGATGGATTATTCTCATAATGTTGGAGGGAGTTATTATACCCACAAAGTTATTGGAATGGGAGAAAATAAAAGATATGTTTTCTTATTTAGTTTTGATGGCCCAACAGCAACAGAACCACAATTAGAAGCATGGGATACTTCTGCTCATTCTACTGCTGATAAGAATGTGCTTGGTTTAGGAACTCCAAATGATTCTATGGTAAAAGCAGTATGTACTACCTTGGCATTACCTGGAACTGATTGGGCAGGCTCTCCAATTGCGGGAACTAATGTTTTGCTTTTAAATGATGGAAATGGAGCTTTAGATGAGCTAGAGACAGGAGAAACTAGTCATGATTTATATGCAAATATCAAGTTAGTTGTGCCTGCAGGCTATTCTATTCCATATGTAGAACAATTTGTACTTTCTATTAGATATAGTTGGTCTGAATAAAGAAAGGATAAAAAATGCAAAGATTATTTGATATTGTATATGAAGATGGAGAACATTTTGTTGGCGGAAGTTCTTATCTGTCAGCGGGTGATTGGGGAAAGTCTCCGCAGAAAAAAATAAGAACATTTTTTGTAAGACTTCCTTTTGGAGATAATTTAGTATTGTCTGGATACGACAGATACTATTATAGAATAGAAGCCTGTAAAGATTTTTATGGAGTCAATACAAGTAAATTAAGGATAGAGTATATATTTGTATATGCTCAAAAACAGAATAAAATAAAAAAATATAAAATAGATTTAAAAAAAGCAATGATTGAAGGATTTATAAAAGATATAAACGATAATGAAATTAGGGGTTTAAATCCTAAATATTGGAGGTAAGAGAGGTTTAATATGGCAACTTATTTTGAGTGGAGCGAAAGTAATGGCGCTGGAGAAGTAGTTACTGATGATGTTGCAAATTTAAACTTTGGTAGTATAGATGCAGCAGAATTAGTACCACTTTCCTATCCTATTTTGGCTGGAAATAATTCTTTTGCCAAATATATTAGAGGAAAGTTTTTTGCAGATACTGGAGAAACACCAACAATTTCAAATATTAAATTTTGGAAATCTTCAGGAGCTTATAAAACGGGTGAGGAGATTGTGGCTGCTGCTAATGTGGCTTATGCTACTCCATCTGCATCCGATACTGGAGATAGTGCTATACCAACTGTAGAAGGGTCTGCATTATCTATAAATTCTTATGAAGGCCAATCAACAATTGAGATTGGAGAATCAGATGTTTCTGGGTATACAGGCTATATCCGCCTACAATTACAAACTTCTGGAAGTACTCCTGCCGGTGCAGCCAATCAAAAAGAATTTACAATACAATACGACTCAATTTAAGGTTTAATAATTAATAAAGGAGTTTTTAATGCGATTAATTAATAAATTTCTACGAATATTTAATTTAACAGTAGTAAAAAGAATACAATATAAATTTCATGGTAATTTTGTGAAAAAATCACAAAATACAAAGGAATTACTTGTATGGAATTATACTAAAAAGAACGAAAAAATTTTATATAGATTTAAATAATAGAGGAACAATATGCCAGGAATAGACGAATTTACCAAACTATTAATAAGAGCAAACCCACCTGATGCAGGAACAGACTTTGAGGATGTTTCAAGTAATGCATTTACTATAACTGCAAACGGAGATGCCCAAGTAGATACTGATATTAAAAAATTTGTAGCATCTATTCTTTTAGATGGTAACGACGATTTATCTGTTCCATATAATGCAGATATTTGTGATTTTGATGAAGGAGATTTTACTTTAGAGACCTGGGCTTATTCTACTGCTGAAAATGGAGACAGGAGTTTGATGTCTGCCGGAGGTTATCCTAGCGGCTGGGCATTATATTTATATGGTGCTGGAGGAACACAAGGAGTTGGTTTTGCATGTAATTCTGGTGGTTGGGCTGGTCGAATAGCAGTTGCAGATAAAATTTCTTTATCAACCTGGACACATATTGCCTTAGTTAGAGAAGGCAATTATTTGATGATATTTTATGACGGAGTATTAAAAGCAAGAACAGAGTTTACTGGAATAGTAACTTCTGGGAATAGTTCTTTTATATTTGGAAGAGAAAGAACATTTTATGTTCAAGGAAATTATGAAGAAGTAAGAGTATCAAAAGGTATAGCTCGCTGGACAGGAACTGAAGTAGGAGTAACCTATTTTACTCCTCCTACAACACAATATACGGAAGTGGTTGCTGAGACAATTTTATCTGATGCACATATTTACGCCACGAACCTTCAAGAAACAATTCTTTCAGACGCTTATTTAATTTTATCAAGAAGTCAAGAAACTATTCAATCGAATACGAATTTTTATGCAAGAATTCAACAAACGATTACTGCAGCAGCAAGTTTTTTAGAGCCACTATTTAGTGAAGTAATAAATAAAGTAAACCTACGAAAACAGATTATATCAAATATATTAAATAAAATAAATTTGGCTATATTAAATAGAACAGATATATCAAATGCAGTTAATATTGCTAAGAGAATTTTTAATAATATTTCAAACGATATTAGATTAAAGAAAAGAAATTTTGGTAATGTATTAAATGATATTCGTGTAATAAAATCTTGGCAGACCGCAGCAATTGGTGGGTTCCAATCTCTAGGTAAGGAATATTTAAAGGTTTATATTAATTCGGTAGAACAGACTGATGTTGATGTAGATTCTATTGCTATTCGTAGAGGATTAAATGTCGCACATGCAGCTACATTTGTATTAGCTAGGGCATATGATTCTACAAAACCAAGTGATGAGGCAGCCGTAGAAATAAAGTATTATAATTGGATATTATTCTCTGGATATATTACACAAATTCAGCCAGGAGATACGCCAGAGTCAATGTTAATAAATTGTCAAGACGAATATTGGAAACAAAATAGAACAAATGTTTATTATCAAGTGGGTCATAAGCCTACTGATAATCAAGAACTATTTTATGAAAAAATAAGTACAGCATTATCAACTGTGCATTCTTTAAATTGGAATATTGGAGATTTTGTTCCTCAAGTTATAGATAATTTTAGTGTAGGAAGTTCTGAGGCAATTACTAATTTAATTACTCAATGTGGAAACTATGGTTGGTATTATGATGTTAATAAAAATAAAAAATTGTGGACGGCAGAAAGAGGGCCTATAATTTCTATTTCAAGACAAACTCTTGGAAATAATTTTAATCTTTATGAGGTAGTTTCTCATTCATTTACAGATGATGTTGAGAATATAGTAAATAAACTTCGGGTACAAATGGGAAACAAAGTTATTAGAAAATTTAGTACTTCGGGTGCTCAAAGAAGTTATACAGTTTATCAATTTAGATATGTTAGAGATTGGTGTGCTCCAGCATGGAATATTTCTTATGAACATTTGGCAAAGGATTCTGATGATGGACAAGGATTTGATTTTTATGACCCAAACGGTATAGATGCTGAGGGCTATTCTGAAGTGTTTAAAGTATGGAACTTGCCATTTATAAATAGAACAGTAGAGCAATGGGTAGACCGCTATCAACCTGAAGTTTGGATTTATAATAATTTCTTAAATTTTATAAACCTATATACTTCTCAAGAACCAGTTTTAAAACTAACCGAAGGATTTACTATTGATTATGATAATAATAGAATTATCTTTAATGAACCACTATATCTAGTAAAATTGAATTCTAGGGGAGAAGTTGAAAAAGTTAAAGCTCCTGGAATAAAAATTGTTATATCAAAAAGGTCATCATTTACCTACACAGAAAGCCCTTCAGATGACCCAGAATCAGACATTACAAATCCGCTTATGTTTTTTACAAATAAAGTTGGAGATTATGCTACAACTATTATTAAAGAACTTGCTTTAACAGATTTGTCAATTCAAGAAGGAGGTAATTTTGTTAATGCTAATGGAGAAACAGAACTCATTCCTTCATGGGATGATACAGAATTTGCAGAGGACATCGCGTATTGGAATTTAAGTAATTCTGCATATAAAAAGATTTCTGGAACAGTAGACATTACTTTAGATGCTTTTGTATTTTATAATATTCAATTAAATAATAGAATATATATAGAAGGAATCACTGAATCTGCTATGAATATTACAGAAATAAATTTTGATATGCAAAATTTTATTGTTAGATTATCTTTGGAAAATTCTCATTATTATAAGAGGACAGTTTCATTGCCTTCTCATGGAGAGTAAAATGAAAAGTATCGGCGAAAGATTACAAGAATTAGAAAATATGGTAACTCTATTGACAGCAGAACTCACAACTTTAAAATCTCATATAGGAGATAGATATACACCCCCAACTACTTTTCAGGGGGATAGTGTTGCAACAAAACAATATCCTGCTGGAGATGTTAGAAGTGGATTTGGGGCTTCTGCTGGAAAACTTCTTGCTTGGAATAATAAAGAACTAGACAATCCAGCTAATCAAGAACCTACTGCTCCATCGGTAGGTTATAATAAACATACTCACACTCGTTTCTCTGGTGGAGCTTTGCTTATGGATGGATTAGAAATTGTTGAGTATGATTTTACTAAAAAAGCAGATAAAACGCCTGTTCCAGAGGGTCAGAGAATCACTAATTTACATAGCCAAGGGTTTTGGCCTTATGAACCAAAAATCCAAACGGCTCTTAATAGTAAAGGGGAAGAAGTTCCAAAAATAGGGCAGTTAATTCTTACATTTGCTCCAGATATTCAAAAATGGGGGAGTACAGCATTTGAAATAGATGTAACTCAATGTTATTTTGTAAAGAGAAGACAAACCGCAAATAAAGATGAGAATGGAGATGTAATTGAGGGTGAAGATGTTGGAGATATTGAAAAAGATTCTAAAGGTCAAGAAATGAAAGCCCCGTTGATGGTATTAAAAGAGGAAGAATCTACAGACCCAGAAACAGGAGAATCAATAAAAACTCTAGTAGTAGATGATGCAAAAACCTCAATTGTTTGGGATGAAAATGGACAGTGTTGGAGATTATATGCAGCTTATGCTCCAGGCGATGCGGGAGTATAAAAATGGCTCAATGTCCAATTTGCTTTAGTCAAATTAGCTCAACAAATGAGGGGGATGCTAAAAATTTTGTTTGGACAGACGACCCCCTTTTGGTATCTGATGCTTATGACTTTCTTGATGAGAACGGCAAACCTACTACAAACCCCCCTTGCAAAGGAATTCTTCAGATTATTTTTACTCATATAAAAGAATTGCAAGATAATCGACAAGCTTTAGAATCTATATTGCTTGATGCTGAAGATAGAACGGAATTTAGTTCTATAAGCCTAAATGGTAAATTTGTTTTAACTAGTAAGCATATAATGGAATTGAGATATTCTACAGAAAAACTTCTTGAAGCAGTAGGAATGACAAAAGAAGACTATTTTAATTATGATGCTAGTGGGATAGATAGAAGACCAGGAAATCACAAATTAAATTGGGTAGATGCTCCAACTTCAGGAACTTATACTCAGGAAGTGATTAATCATTTTTTAGAAAATAAATTTCAAATTAAGGCTATTCATATTGAAGAGCTGAGGCATTATATAAAGACCTTGGATTTCTGGAAAGAGCTATGGTTTGGAGTTTCTCATTTGCATGATATTACTGGAGATAGTTTTCAGAAAGTAAATGATAGGATTAATGCAGATAATAAATGGTATTATCAACCATCTGGCAGATATAGGTATTGGGATTCTTATGAAATGAAGAACATCTGGTATGCTGCTCATCCATGTGATGTTGCTTGGCTTTATACTAATCAACCAGGACTAATGGACGATTCATACTATTCTGAGATTATCGCCACTATATTAACTAATCAGACTTTAGCTGATGACCTAAATATTACTTTTAAAACCTGGATTACTTTTCTAAGAGATGATATAGATAATTCGCAAATAGATGATATTGTAGTTACAAATATAAATAACATTTATTTTGCAGGAAAAATAAAAATAGATGATGAGATTATTAGCTTTACAGGTAAAACATATCTGGACGAGACTTATACTGTAGCCGAATTGACAGGAGTTACTAGGGGAGTAGATGGAACAACTCCTGTAGAACATAGTGCTGGAGCTACTGTATATCAACTGGATGATTATTATAGAATTACATTGCCAGGAACACCTATAACATTTAAATATCGCAAAGATACAAATGATTGGTGGAATTATCCTGATGATTTACAAGAAAAGAGAGTTTCTATAACTGCTCTTAGCGGTGGAACTTCTTGGGCTTTAATGCAATATAGTACCGGAGATACCACCAGGTATTTTATAAAACAGGTAGGTACTAGTTTAATGCCCAATAATAAATGGTACTATGTTGAAAATTTGACCGCTCATAGCTGGTATTATACAGAAGATGGTAGTTCGTGGACAAAACAAACTTCTGCTAATGGATTTGCTCAATTTGGTTTTTATAATTATACTACAATGGATGATTTTATTATTTACCAAACAAGAAACCTTGGCTCTCATACAGCAGTTGCTCCGGCTTTTCGTCACCACGTTATGATGGACTGTGATGCTCTTTATGGAGATTATCAACTGGGATTAGCATTGGATGCTTTTAGTCATTGTACTAATAATTATGGAAAAGTAAGTGTGGGCGATGGGATTTTGACACTTGAAATGAAAGATTCTGTTGGTGGTTCTATAGCACAGAGTACCTGTGCTATTTTTGCTCCAGTAACTAGCTCTTTTTATTATCCTAATGGGTTAATAATTAAATCTACGACTACCTTTACAATAACAAGTACTTCTATTTCAGGCGGGATTGGATATATTCATTTGTTAATATCGGGCGGGTTAAATGGGTCTTTATTACAATATGTTATCTCTAATTCTGACCCAGGGTCAGGATATATTTATATTCCAAAATCTAGTTTTAATGCAGGATTTTCTAGAAATATTGCAGACGACTTTTTGACAGCCTTAGGAGTTTCTGGATTGAATAGGCAGATTTTAGGAATTCGTATTATTCTGTCTGGCGATTCTAGAAGTGATTTAAAGATGACTATAGGACAGATTAATATTACGCAGTAAGTTTATTGCGGACTATTGCCCTTAATTCGTTTTGATTATATCCCACGTTCTTTATCTTTGAAAAGAATGTGGGATAATTTATTTTCTCAAAACAAGTGATGTTTGAATTGGGAGATACATTATAGATTTTTGGATGATTTTTTAAAAATATATCGAAGTGTTTTTTGGGTTTTGTATTATTATAGTGGTGAACAAGATGCTGCCCTTTGTGATTAATTTCTTTATCAGAATAATAGTGGGTTTCAGTTTCTCCATCTTTTCCTTTGGGCCAATCATATCCTAGAAGAAATATTTTTCCAGAATAATCTAATAAAAAACAAGCAACTTCTAATGCAAAAATACCAGTTAGTTTTGGCAAGAGAAATCCTTTTTTTACACTGTTTTCTTTTTCATAAGAATGACTTTTCTTTAATACAATTACATTAGCTGGCATAGAAGGCATGTTACTTTTTTTAATAGTTATAAGCAAGGGCTGTTTTCTAATTATTTCTATATGTCTAGTATCTGTATATGCTAGATTAGAACCAAGTAGCTTGCCATTCCATACTTTTTTATCTGCGAATATCGTAAAAGTATTTTTAAAGTGATGGCAAGCAAAATTACATGCTACTACAAATTTATTTTTTATTTTTTCTTTAAGGCCCAGATTTATGCCCATTTTAATCGATGGGCCTCCACCTATAATTATGACTTCTTTTGGGATTTGTGTTGTAGTTTGCACCAGACACACCTATTTTTTCTCTTGAATTGTTTGTTAGGTAAAACTCTTTTACAGTATTTGCATTTCATTTTAGATATAAAGTAGTGGCACTGTTAGATAAAGAGCTAATCCTTTCCCAAATTCTTCAATTTGACACCCATCCCAATAATGGCCAAATAATTTTAGTTTATGTGGTCTATGAGTTGCCCAATAATTAACCCACCAAGATAAAACCAAGCATCTTGTGATAAATCCAATAAATTTGGTTGTGATTGGGATAAACCATATGGCAGATAAACCATACATAAATCCAACTAACCACCATTTAGCTTGTTGATTTTTATCTTTAAAATAGGAAGATAGAGATGCGCTTAGTGATGCTATTCCAAACACAATTAAACCCCAGTACCAATTATTTTTTAGTGTATTAAAAAACAAAATATTACCAGCTATAAGCAGGGAGCATAGAATATCTCTATAAGCAGTATGATAGTATTTGCTACCACCCATTCTATAAAAAATTCCAGAAAAAATTGACATTATAATGTAGCTAATAATATACAATATCATAAAGTCTCCGAAATTACTTTCCAATTTGTATTGGTCCTACAAAAATCATCTATATCATCTGTAGTAACTTCGTGCCAAGATTCTTTGTTAAAGTTGATGCCAATAAAAGAAAACCATTTGGCTAGCCTTGTTACACAGATTTCTTTCTTAGGTAGTTGACATATTCTTGCAAACCAACCTATACCTGTTAGCCACGTTAATAATTTACCTACTATTAATAAAACATCATAACCAAGTCCTAAATCTCGTTCTGCTATTTCTACCAATTTGTTTCTCTGTGCTTCGGTAAGAGAAGTGTTTCTATATACAACGTGGGGTTTATAAAGAAAAGCACTGGCTATAGATTCATATTCGACTACTTTTTGCTGTTCAATTACACGCATTTCATTGACCACAAGACCAGGGTGGTAAGCTCGTACATCATCTATGAGCCATTTTATTTTTTTCTTAGAAATAAGATAGATTAGTTTACCTAAAACCCAGTGCCAGATAGTATAACTTTGCATTAGGAATTTAATTATTTTGGATTCTGTTGATGCACTATCAATGATAAATATATCCCCGCTTTGAAATCTCATATACTATCTCCAAAGAATATCTCCATTTGGTTCTCTATTATCAGAAATATCTTGCTGACATTTCTTTTTATAGGAAGAATCAAATGAGTCTGGCAAATAAACAACCATTGGGCATTTATAGATAGAACCTATTTTATAAAGACACTTTTTTCTATCTTCTTTAGTGCATTTACAAATCCACTGTCCCATTGTTAGCTCCTTTATAGTTGTTGTGTAAAATATATTTCGTCAGGCATAAGGAGCCTGCTATATAATTTTGGAGAAGATAGGTTAATAGTATAATAGTCGCAGACAAACTTTAAATACTTTAGGCGAGTTTGTTCTTTGATTCTTAAATTTTTTAGAGATTGAGTGAGGTTTCTGGCCTTGTCATTGATTCTTAATTGAAAAACCAAATCATCTGTATTACAATAGTGAAATCCTATAGTAGCGAATTTTTTTCTTTTAATTATTCCTTCAAAGACAGTGGTGGAGGAAAAAGAAGTGAAGTAGTTGAATATATCAAAAAGAGTATCTAAGTTCTCATACACCTCAATGATATTTGGATATTTTTTAAAGAATTTTAAATCGGAACTTGCTTTGTGATGTCCCCTATATAGAGGGTGGTGCTTAATTAAAAATCTTGTTCCTGGATTTGAATTAACTACCAAATCAATATATTCTTCGTAGGTATTTATTTTTTTGTTGACAGTTTTTTTAACGCTCATATCCCATAGCAATTGTCCAAAAATCACAATATAAGTTTCTTTCGGGTTTAGGCTATATTTGGCAAAGAATTGGCTAGGTGTTATTTTGTCTGGCTGGGGTTGTCTACTAGACTTTGGCAAGTCTATATTTTGTAAATTATCTAGCGGCATTTTATCAATATATTTATAAATATCGTTGGGACAGGTATATTGACACCCACTAGAATCAAATAACCACTTCCCATCAAAAGCAGTTTCTGTATTAATATGTTTAATTCCCAGAGAGTTACATGCTTTCATTAGTTGTTCGTGGTATGGGTGTAGTGGTTGGGCATTTATTACTTGGTCTATATAATTTTGTTTTAAGATTTTTATACACTCAAAATATATTTGATTTTCTTGTTCTTGTGTAAGTTCTGGTCTACATATATCATTAATTGGTGGAAATCTAAAACAATTGTTTAAATTTAAATTTTTATAGGGGGTTAATGAGGTATGGTCTATAGTAAATATATTAAAATGCTCTTCTATTAGAGGGTTGTTTTTAATTTTATGACATTGCTCTGCTCTCATTCTACTTATTAAAAGATTTTTTTTGGGTTTTATGAAATTTATATTATAATTTGGCTGCTTATTTGTTAATTGCTCAAAAGCTATGTCTATTTTTTCTAGAGGAATAAACTTATTACAATCATGTCGTCTGTTTAAACACTCACATGGTGGGTCTGGTGTAATAATTTTAAGATTTCTTAAATCCATGCGCTCGAAGTCAATATATTTTGCTGGATTAGAGTAGCCCCCGCCAATTACTATAGTTTTTGTTTTTGTGGCTATGCCCAAAGGAAATAAAAAACAATTATAAGTAAGAACTAGGTCACACAAAGGAACTAGCCCTATGATAGTATATAGGTCTAATTCTCCATTCTCAAATCTAATATCTATATTATTAAGCTCTTCTGTGACATTATCAATTGTTCTATCTGCAATACTTATAAAGAAATATTTTGACTTATATTTGTCTATGATGTATTGGAAGTATCTCACATCTGGAATTCTGGCATTATTTTTCCAATCTTTTCTATTTGATGGTGGTTTTAGAATACATATTTTTTTAGTAGTATGAAACGTCTCAAAAATTTTTTTTGCTTTTTTTATCCAGGTTGGATGAATTGGGATTGTATAATCTATATTTTTAGATTCTATAGGAATAGCACGATTAAATGCTTCTGGTAGAGTTCCATTTTTTTTGAATTCTGCAATATAATATGGAATTGGGAGATTTTTTGCTTTTCTGTCTTTAGAGGTCCAAAAAGAATCGGGATAGCTATTTATAATTTGTTGACATGTTTTTAAGGTTTTGCATGCGCGGGGTTTAATATATTTGACATTGGCTAATTGATAAAACAGAAATGGAAACGGGGTTTCTAAGTATACCGTCTTATATTTTTTGCAAGCCTCTTTTATATAGGGATATATAAAAATATTATCACCGAACCCAGCATATGAAGTTATTATAACTGATTTCATGATAGCTTTGTTCTCCAATATTCATAGACATCTTTTAGTGTTTTTTCTATCGGAATCACAGGCTTCCAGTTGGTATAAGCTTTTAATTTTGTTGTATCTCCTACTTGGATTTGAATGTCTATTGGTCTATAGACTCTTTTATCTATTTTTTTTATAATTTTACCTTTTAGTCCGGCAATTTCTATTAGTTTATCAGTAAAAAATACCATTTGTTTTACAGTAGAAATATCTCCACACACATTAAATGCTTGTCCATTTATTTCATCAGAAAAGTTTTTCATTAAGAGATAATATGCATTCATACAATCTCTCGCATCTATAACTACTCTATAGGTTTGTAGATTTCCAACAGGAAGTATATCTGTTTTTTCTTTGCCAGTAGTTATTAATGCAAGATGGTAGGCATCCCATGAGATAGAAAAATTTTTTCCCCTTCTAGGTGCTAAGTGAGAAAAAGCTCTTGTGTTGAATCCTTTTATAAATCCATTTTTGCATCTCTCTGCAATATATGTTTCTGCTGCCATTTTTGACCATCCATATGGATTTGATGGTTTTAGTGGTATATTTTCTTTAAGTATACCTATATCTTTACACTCATCTCCGTAAACTTCACTAGTAGATACATTGCATATGATACACTCGTTATTATATTTTTCAATGGCAGTAGCCAAATTGATAGTTCCAACCACATTTGTTTTCATTGTGCCAACTGGGTCTTTGAATGAAGTGGGTGGGTGAGATTGTGCAGCTAAATGAAAGCACCAATTATACTTATTTTCTTTAAATATTCTTTCCAGTGAGTAATAATCTTTCAAATCCCCATAATGAAAAGTGATTTTTTCTATATTTTTTGGAGTCATTACATCTAAAAGACTATATTGGTTTCCATTGCTTCCTCTAATAAGAGCATGTACTTCATGACCATCTCTAAGGAGGATATTTGCTAAGTGAGGAGCAGCATGTCCTAGTATACCAGTTATAAAGACTTTCATTTCTTTCTCCTATTTTTTTCTAATATTTGGTTTAAAGTGTATTCTTTCCCCCCTATTATTCTACCCCCTTGAGAATGTCTAATAATATCTTTTGGGTTTATTTTTGATTTTGTAACGTAAGCCAATTCTATCATAACAGAATTTTTTAATGCTTTAAATCTATGACTAAGAGGAGGATGAACCTCCCAACTTTCATTTGGTTTTAAACTTGTTTTTCCAAATGCTGTTTCTATTTCTACTTTTCCAGATACGACTACAAATTTATTAATTTTATTTTTGTGATAATGATAAGAACAAAAAGCGTTTTTTTTAATATATAATAGGTCTATTTCACACCCATCGGTTAGGAGAATCCTACGCCGTTCCCCCCATACTTTGTGAATGTTGCTCATAATTTGCTCTCCTCAAGTTGTTTGTCATAGTATTTTTTCTTCCAGTGAGAATATTTTTGATTGATTTCATCCCAAGAAAATGGATAATAATTATTTTGTTCTATACACACATTAATACAATCTGTAAATTTACCTTTTTTATAAAATCTTTGACAAAACCACTTATCATGTTTATGACCGACTATATTTATTTTATAATCAAAGTTAGCACTTTCTGGCTTGTGAGTCATATTAATTAAATGACCACCGTAGCGTATAACTATGCTTTGTATTGGAGTTTTAAATCCATTTTTTCCTTTTTTATCATGATTGCCTTCGATAAAGATAATATTTTGACAATTAAGATTTTTCAGTAATTCCTGTGGTTTTTGTGGCTCTCCTTCTCCCCTACCAGTCCCACTTTTAAATCCAACATCTCCAAGAAAAAATACTAAATCGTTAGGTTTAACTCTGGCATTAAATCGAGAAATGATGATATTATTCATTTCATCTACTGTTTTAAATGGGCGGTTACAGTAACGAATAATATTAAAATGATTAAAATGCCAATCTGAAGTCCACCAAATATTCATTTTTTTATTAGGCTAGTTTGTCAACTACTCCACGAGCCAAGCATTGTTCTGCATTGAACCAAAGTTCTCCATTAATGGCTTTTTCAATATCAACCTTAGATAATTTTGTCTTTTGTTTTAGTATTTCTATCATTATATTATCGAGGACAGATAAATACTTTGCTCTATCTTTAATAAAGCTAACATAGTCATTAACACCACTCGACATTGGGTGCATCATCCAAAAAGAGTTTTTATACATATATCGCTTGTTTCCAAAAATACTGATATATGCGGCCATTGAACATGCTTCTCCATTTATTAGCGTAATAATAGGAGCAGCAGAAGATTTAATAGCATTTATAATTGCAAATCCATCAGCAACGCTTCCTCCAGGACTATTTATTTCGAGAACAATAGGAGCTTTTTTGTTTATTTCATTCATCGCATATATTTTTGTAACCACATTATTAGCAATTTCAGCATTTATATCAGAAAAGAGCAAAATATGTCTTTGTTTATTTAAGATGCATTGAAAAGCTTCTTCTTTATACAGAGGGGGAAGCTTAATTCTTTGCTTTTTCTTATTCATTTTTCCTCCGGAGTTTCTTTAATACGATAATAAGTAGTCATTTTATATTCCCCATCTCTTCTTTTTCTCACTTTTTCAATAATTTTGTGACCAACTAATCTACCAACTGCTCCAACGTGGGAAAGACTAAGCTTTTCTTCGATTTCTTTGATTGTAACGATATTCTTTTCTTTTAAAAACTCATATAATTCTTTTTCTTTTTTAGATAAAATAAGCTCCATTTTATTTTTTCCTTTCTATTTATGCAGATTTCAATTTTAATTTTGGAATAAATATTAAACAACACAATGTTGCGACTGTTGCTGTAATGACATTTACAGAATATCCAAAGTGGTCATATATCCACCCCCCAATTGGAGCACTTAGCCCTCCAGCAAAATTATTAATGCTAGTAGCGAGTGCATATAATAATCCTTCTGCTCCCCTAGGAACGATTTTTGCCATAAAGGCTAGGATAGCTAAAAAGGAAATTCCACTAAAAGCCCCAAAAGCCAAATTGTAAGCTATAAGCATCCACTTATTAGGTAGATATAGGTAGAAAAGATTTGTTATTGCTCCAAAAATAATAGCAAAATAAAGTAATTTTTTTAGTGGATACTTGTAAGCTTTCCAATAATAAAGAAGATAGCCAATTAGACCTACCACCGTTCCGATAGTACCAGAATAGCCAAGAAACATTTTATCAACCCCCAGGCCCTCTCTCACCCGAATCATTAGGGCGGTCCCAAAGGACGGGCTAAATTGCAGACAAGCAATAAAGGCTAGCCCCAATAAAAAGTTGCGGTCGAGCGCTTTTTTTAGAGAGTTTTTAATATTTTGAAATGTTAAAGAACGGGTCGTTTTCTTTTCTTTATAAAAACGAGTTAGATATATCAAAGTAATCAAAGGCAAAATTCCAACAAGTGCATATGCGATTTTATAGTTAAGCGGTTCAGGGAAATGAGAAGCAATATATGCCCCTCCTAAGGATACCAATAATCCAGCCACTCCAAGGCTGCTCCATTGAAGCGCTTGAATTTTTCCGTTCATCTTTTTATTTCTTTCCAAAAGAACCATTTGTGTGTCATTTGCAACATCATTAAATCCTGTGCAGGTAGCCATTAGGAAACCAATTACAATAAGAGAAACCAAATTAAGTCCAAACAAAACAACATAGGCAATAGATGCTAGAAGAAGCAAATAGCTAAGAATGAGCCAATATTTAGTGCGATAATTTTTTAGAGAAAAACAATCACATATAATCCCATATATTGGTTTTATACACCAGGGGATTGTCACAGCAAATGTAATGAACCCGATTTGAGTGGCAGTAAGTTTCCAAGATTCGCGAGTAAGATAATAAAGGCACTGACTTGGCAAGCCAGATAAACCTTGGTTAGCGTAGACTAATACGAAAAATAGAAATGTTAGAAATGGAATTTTTTTATTCATTTTTTAGAAATGTTAAAATAAGAATTTTACTGAAATCCCAGGTTTTAAATTTTTCAAATACTCTCTTGACTTTTTCTATATTGTCTATTCCAGTATCTACCATAAGCAGTGCTTTTGGAATTTTTTCATACTCTAGTTCTTCTACGGCCAATAAAATTGCTTCCCCAATTTTTTTATTATTTAGCAAAATATTAAATAGTTTGTTTATTTTGGAGTAATAATATTGATATTTCTTAAAGTTAGATTTGCGGATAGTAGTAAAAATGGGTTGATTTAGTTTATTATTCCAATTATGAGAAAATTTAATATTATTCATTTTTTTTATATTCTTTCTTTATTTCGTCTATATCGGAACGCAATTTATTGATTTTATTTTTTACTTTTTCACTTGTAAAGCCAAAAAAAGTCATTTCCCATAAACAATGACAAAGAATGTCTATCAAAGAAAAATATTCTATTGATTTTTTGGCAATTGGCATAGATAACCACTCTGCCCAATCAATAAAATCTAATGCCCAGTGCTTCTCATCGGTTTTTGTTATTCCACTAATAGAAATATAGTCTCGTTTATCACGAACATCTCCATATTCCATTATGAGAATCGTGAACCTTGTTTTTTTTGGTTTGGTGGTTTTTAATTCTTCTAAAACTTGAAGATAGTGCTCGCTCCGCTGTCCTGGATATAATTCTACTAGTCTTTTAATAACTTGTTCTGGATTGAGTTTAAAAATCAAATCTCCAAATGTCATTTTATCTCCTTATAAGACACATCGATTAGTTTTTTAGCGAGGCGAATGATTTTTTTCATAGCATTTTTCCAATTCTTTCTAGGCTCCACCTAACAAATAAATTTCCGAGATATAATATACAAAAAATATTTAAAAGATTGATGAAAAACATTCCAGCATTAACAGCACGTTGCATAAGAATTATTCCATCTTTTTTTCCAAACTTTTTTTCCAATAGAAATAGCAAGGGGTAACTCCCATCTAATGCAGGGAAGGGAATTAAATTGCTCAGCCCAAGAACAATACTCAAATAACCAAAGTTATAAAATGGGACCCAATTAAACAAAACACCTAAACCCAAAGACATCAGACCTGTTATACAGTTTGCCAAAATACCAGATAGTGCAATACAAGACTTCTGCATATATGGTAAGTTTGTAAATGCTCTTTTCTTTTTAGAATAATCCAATTCCCCATCTAGAGAACAATAGCCCCCAAGTAAAACCCACGATATTTGATAGATTGTTTCTCCCTTTCTAAAAGAAAAGAAAGGCTTTCCAAATCCAATTGAGAATACCTTTACTTTGCACCTATATTTTTTAGCTCCCCATAAATGGCCTAATTCGTGAATCATAATAACTAATATCAAAATAATACAAATTTGTGCAGCGAAGTTGATATGTGGTAATAAAGGATGAATAAAGCTAAGCATAGTTATCTTCTTTTGTGTTTTCTATTAAAGATTGTCTTGCCTTGTAAATGGTCTACTTCGTGTTGAATTACTACACTCTCAAAATCTTGATAACAGCTAGTTGTAGCTTCTAGTTTTTCGTTATGATTAACCAATGTAATAAATACCCACCTATCGGTGTCTACTCTTATACGAGGAAAACTTAAACATTCCTCTCCTTTAACTGTGAATTTTCTATCGTGTTCTACAATTTTTGGATTTATCAAAAGAAGTTCTTTTGGCCTTAATTTTTTATTTTTTTTATCAATATCAACCATTTTAATATAAGAAATTTGTTTGCAATAACCAATTTGATTTGCACTTAATCCCACGCCCCCAACATGTGCCAGAGTTTCTTTCAATTCTACAATAATTTGAGAAATATCTTCTCCTGGTTCTACTGGTTTGCAGGGAATCCTCAATTTATTTAAATTATGAATAATTTCTCTCACATTTGGGTTAGCTTTTTTTTCTTTCACTTCGTGCACAAAAGCTTTTGGGTTTTCTAGCATTTTCTTTAGTTGTTTTCTTTCAGAACAGGAGAGGTAGCCCCTTTCCATTCGTATTTTTTGTTCTTCAAGATAAACATTGGCTTCTATTTCTGTAGAAAAAGAAGTTTTAAGCATCTTCTCTCCTCACTGGAATAAAAAAGTTTGAAGAAACAAGTTTTGGAAATAAACGATTTTTTGTTACTTTGGTCTTAATATTATAACCTATAATTTTATTGCCTTTTTTTATTTGGGTTTTATTGGTTAATTTTATTTGTATATCTATGTTGGGAGTTATGGTTCTATATTTTGCACTTACAGTTTTTCTCCGTTTTATATCTTTTCTAATTTGATTAGTTAAAAACACAGCACATTCTGATAGATGAACCGCACTTACGAATTCTGCCCAGCCTTTTTTTGATAAATCTAGGGCTGCGATTGAATCTATGAAAATAACATCAACTAGAGCAAGAAGGCTTTTATAATGCTGAATGAAGTGGTCTGGATTTATAATATAAAGAAGCTCTAAGTCTACTCCAATAAAACTACCATATGACGAGTCGAAGCAATAGTCTGCATTAACAAACATAACTGAATTTTGCTGTTGTAATTTTTTTATTAGTTCTAGACAAAGAGTAGTTTTTCCAACTCCAGGCCCCCCAAAAAATTCATATATTTTGCCTTTTGGGAGGGAAGCAGACCCAAAAATTTGAAAGAAATTGCTTATATCTATCGAAGCAACATTTTTTGGGTATGGATAAAGTTGATTTTCTAGATTTTTTAAGTCCATATTAATTTTCTTTCTCTAACTTGATTAAGTCTCTTTTATGCTTATGATAGTAGCGAATTGCCTTCCAAGTCAAATCGTCAAATACACATTGTCTATAAAACTTTTGTTTAAATTTAGGAATCCTCACTTTAATTTTTTTTGAATATCTCATTATATAATTATAGTATTTTACTAATATTGTTTTCTCTTTTTACTTGTATCATTTTAACATCTTTAATTTCATCTATATTCTGATAAATTAGAAAGACTTGATATGGCAAAGACTTTAAAATATCCAACAGCTTGTGAAGATTATTTAACTTTAATTCATTTAGTCCTTCATCTAATATGATAATCCCTCTTGTAATTCCATTTTGCAAAAGAATAGCCAATTTAAAAATGACGGACAAGAATATCCCCTGCCCACCAGATAGGTCATTGTAATCAAGTTCTCTACCATTTTCTATGATAGTAAGAAACTGCTTATCTGCCGAAAAAATAACAGAAAGCCCAATTTCTTTTAGTAAATCATTTATAATATAGGTAAGATTATTTAACCATTTTTGAATATACCAACCAGAAAAATTATCTAGCACTTTAATGGCTGCTGTATATAACTCAACATCTGCCCTGGTATATCTATAATCTACAAATTTTTTTGCTGCTTTTAGTTTTATTAATGCTGAAGAGATTTTTTCATAGCGAATATTTAGTACTTGTAAATTATCTTCAACATATGCTAAATCATTTAACAAAGTATTTAGGGATTTTTCATATTCTTTTTTTTCTACGGCTAATTTATCTATTTCTTCTTTTGATTTACCTTTTATAGCAGCTATTTTTTTTGTTCCTAAAATTGTTCCACATGTAGGACATTTTTTTGTTTTTATCTGTTCGGCTACATCTTTATTATTTTTTATAATATAATCTATAGACCTTATCTTGCCGGATAACTCGCTTTGTTTCTTTAAAAGGGTTTTTTGCTCTTCTTTAAACTTATTAATTTGATTAGAAAAGGTTTCTTTGGCGTTGATTAATATATTTTCTCTTTTTTTTGATATGTAGAAAGTATATAATTTTTTATCTATATTATATGTCTCTCTTTCTAATTTCTTATTAAGTAGACTTTTTCTAATATCTGAAAAATCAGCATCAATAAAAGCCATCAATTCTTTTCTGAGTGTAACAATGCTTCTGGTATCTTTAGCATAGTCCAGGAGATTAATACTATTTTTATTAATAAGGCGATACTTCTGAAAAAAAGTATAATCTCCAATTTTTTTATCTATCCATGCTTGCTTGAGTGTGGTAGTATTAAATTGAATTTCTATTTCACCTTCATAAATATGTAGTTCATTTGGAACGCTTCGTACAATCTTGAATTCGTCTGTTTCTAATTCAACTGTTGTGGATTTTTCTCCAAAAGAAATAAGTCTTTTCAATTTCGTTCCACTTGCGTTACCATACAGAGCAAAGATTATTGCTTTTAGTATGGTAGTTTTTCCAGAATAGTTTTCCCCTCTAATAATATTGGTCTTACCAAAAGAAAGTTCTTCTTTTGGAAAAAGTTTAAAATTGTTGAGTTTTAGAGATTTTAATCGCATCAGTCCTCATTTTTGTTTATAATTCTTTGTATTATCAATTGATTTAAAAATATGAGCAATTACATCCACTGTCCATCCATTACCTAACATTTTATATCTTTGTGAATCACTAACTCCTAATGTATAGTTATCTGGAACAGTTTGTAATCTTTCACATTCTAAGGGAGTTAATTTTCTCCAAGTTAATTTGGATGTTGTAATTTTTGGTTCTCTATGTCCGCCTGTCATAGTGGTAAGTGTTGGACACTTACCATTTATATCGTATGTTCTTTTAATGATATCAAAACCTTTTAAATTTGCTATTCCTGTTTGTATAAGTAAATTATTATATTGCCTCATACTTGGGGTTTTCCCATTTTTCGCCTTAATTCCGCCTTTATTTACTCCATGAGGTAATTGAAAAATTAATTGTCTTCGTTTTTTATTAAAATATTGTTTTAGGTTTCCGCCTTTAAAATAATTACTATCAATGCAATAACTTTTATCTTTATCTACAATTTGATAAGATTTATTTTTATATATATTATCCCACTCTTGTTTACTTCCTACAGGACTATTTCTACCACTAACACGGACTATTTTGGATTTTTTTCTTAATAAATTAACCTCATAATTTGGTTGTTTTTCTAAAATATCTTTTAAATAAATTTTTTTATCTTTGGGTTGTTTTATATTTGGAATGTTAGTCCAATATAATCTTTTTCTGTTTTGAGCTGAAACTAATGCACTATTAATTAAAATGGGTTCTACCCCCATTAATTCTGAAATTTTATTTTGAAATTCTTTTTTCATTTTTACGTTTTCTAAAAGAAAATATTTAGGTTTAGTTTCTTTTAATAATCTAACAAATTCAAAAAATAATTTACTTCTTGGGTCATTAAAATTTAATTGTTTCCCTGCAAAACTAAATCCTTGACATGGAGAACCGCCCATAAGAATATCAATTTTAGGCAAATCTTTTCCATTTATTTTTGTAATATCTCCTAATTGAATAGTATTTGGATAATTTGATTGTGTTACTTTGATAGCATATTTATCAATTTCTGATGCAAAATATTTATCAACCTTAATACCTGCACGTTCTAATGCAATTTGCCCACAACTCATTCCATCAAATAAACTTAGTACATTCATTTTAATATCTCTCTATTTTTAACTTTTTTTCCTTTTAGATATTTTTAGTAGTATCTATTGTGATTTTTCTCCAAAAGAAAGTTCTTCTTTTGGAAAAAGTTTAAAATTGTTGAGTTTAAGTGATTTAATATTCATTAATTAGATAAACCTATATAATCCATTCTAGTACAGAATTCAAAAAATAATAAAAGTAACCATACGATTATTAAGAGTATAATTAGGGTTTTCATTGTTCTGTAAACTCTTTTTTGCATATTTGACATATCGCCTTTAAATCAACAGCACATCGAACAGTGGTGCATTCACAGCGATACTTTTTCATTTTAGTAGGTCCAATAAGAGAGATATGTTTTTTTCTATAAAGCTCAAACACTTTATAATTTATTTTTAAATCCTTTAAAATAATTTGAAGTCGCTTAGTTGGTTTGGTAAACGCCCACCCATGTCTTCCTTCTTTTTCGCAGTTTAAACCGTAATTTTCTGCTTTTATCTTGAAATTTTTATTGTGATATCCAGAGTTGCTGCAGTCTTTTATTTTTTCACAATGATTAGCATAGTGTGCCATTTCATGTATAAGTGTTTCTATTGGGCGTCGTTTTAATTCTTCTGCACAAATGTTTATTTCTCCAACTTCATTTTTTCCTCGTTTCCAACGATTAGCCCCAAACCAGCCGAGAATAGTTTTGTTTCGCCCTTTTGTTTGAACAGTTATAATTGGCCTAGGATACTTAAATTTAAATTTCTTATTCACAGCATCATAGATTCGTTCAAGTTCTTTAATTATAGGAATGATTGAGTTATTCATAATTTTTAATATGGCTCGTATTCATAAATTTCGCCAACACCAAACATAAATAGAGATTTACAGTTCGGCATGGATGAGACTAATTGTTCAACTTTGAATTTCATTTTATTTCATTTAAAATAATGCTGGAAATTTCGGCATTTATTTCTTTCTCTTTACTATATGCTTCAAAAGATTCTTGTAGATTTTTAGTATCTTTTTCTTCTCCAAAAAGAGGGGTAGAATTAAATAATTCAAATCTATTTTCTCTAACAAACTTTATAAATTTTTGCTTATATTTATCTTCTACATCTAAGAAGTTATGATAATTTTTGAAATCATGGATAAGCACTTTGACCTTTGTTTTTGGCTTTAATTTGTCTAAATACTGACAAAGGGCCTCAAAATTGCTTGAATTTTGAGCAAAAAAGCCCTTTTTAGGCACTTTTTTTTGTGCTTGGTCCCAGGAGTCTAATTTATTTTCTTTCTTTTTACATAAGTCTAACTGCACCATAGGGATAGGAGATTTTAATGGAATAAACGTATGCTTTTCATTTACTCCTTTATAGTCGGTGATTAAAATTATTCCCTTTGTATCGTTGGCTTCATCAAAAGAAACAAAACGACAGCTACCTATTCCAGTAATATGCTCTTTCTGATAAAAAGAATGAATATGCCCCAAATAAACATGCTTATATTTTTTTAGGTCTTTAAGAGAAAGCTTGGCATCATAATTTTTTGGACTTTCTTTTATAGAGAAATGTCCACAGAATAAATGTTCTCCATCTTCATAAGATTTAACAATGCGAATAGAATTATTTAACATCCCCAGGTGATTGAGTATTGATTCTTCATGGGTTGTAGATTCGTGACTATCTGCAGCAATTAATACTATAGGCTTACCACAATCGACGATGAACTGAGAAAATAAGTCAAGTTCGGCACTTCCAGGCTTATAACTATCGAATGTATCTCCCAAATTAATTATTTTATTTATTTTATATTCAATACAAAGATTAACAATCTCTCTTAAAATTTCTCTACATTCTTCAAGAGATTCTTTAGTTATATGAAGGTCTGAGAATAAAAGAATATTCATTTTATTTTTTTATTTAAGAATGTTTTTAATTCTTTTGCTTCTTTCATAGATAGAACAATATTTCTACTTTTTTCGTCCATAACAAGCAACGCTTCTTCTGATTTAGAATTTGGATATATTATTTTTTCTACTATAGAAGGTTGTATTGTTATAATCTCTACTTGCATATTTTCCTTTTTAATTAAAAGAATAGAAGCACACCATATTCATCATCCGATATAGTATAATAGATGGTTTTTACTCCTTTGGCCCTAAGCTTGGCCTCACAATTTGCACAGGGTTTTGCTAGTTTAAAAAACTTGCCGTTTTTATTTAGTCTTACAACATAGACCTCACTTCCAAAATCGAGCTTAGAAGCGAGCCTTGTTTCTGCGTGGCACTCTGGCGTAGCTTCTGAATTTCTTAAATTAGTCGAATGAACAATCCTACCATCATTACGAATACCAATTGCTCCAAAATAATATCGTTTCCACGACTTATCTTTTAAAGCATAATATCTGGCTAGATTAAAAAATCGTCTATTCATTGTGCTTCTTTCTTTTCTTCTTCTTTTTTGGCTTTTCTTTTGTAGGTAAGTTATAGACTTGATTAATTTCTTCCGTAAGTTCATTTAATCTCTGAAGTCTTAATTCAAAAATCCTATCAAAGATTTCTTTACATCTTAAACATACTTCTTTTCCTTCTTTTTTAACCATGCCAATTAACTCTGCATAACTACTGTGCAAGGTTCGCATATTTGTTGGTGGAGCAATATATAAAAAATAAATTTCGTTTTCCTTTACTGGCTGACCACAGAGGTCACAGTAGATTACTGTTGCCACATTAAACTCCTTTGGTTATACATTTAAAATAGCATAGCATATATCTTTTGTATATAAAGAAATTTTTTTACAGGTGCTCTCTCTTTGAATTGGGTTGAAATGAATTGATAATATATCTAAAAAAATTAGGTCGTTTGATTGTAATTCTTTTTGGGTATTTGTGGTATGGATAATAGTTATAGATTGTCCAATAATATTCAAAAATAAAATATAATGCAACTATAGAAGTCAACACAATGAAAATATCTTTAACGAAAATACCATATCCTATCATCGGTATTCTTACAAGGAACGATATATTAGCAAACATTCTAGAGCAGTTTTTGGCTGTTTTATTTTTTAATATTTTGCGAGTCTGGAGGCGATATTTCCAGCCATCTACAAAACCACCAAAAACTAGCAAAAGACCTAAAATGCTCTGAATTATAATATGTATCATTATTATACACCTTCTTTATCTAAAGTATAACATAATTGGTGCTAGTTTGTCAAGAATTGTTTTATATTTTTTTGGGGGAGGCCGAAGCCTCCCATATATTACTTATTTTCTTTCTTCTTTCTTCTAGCGCGAATATCTTTCTTATCAGAATCAGTAAGTAACTGATTAGACCTCATCGTACTAAGAAACTTTAATACTACTTTCATTGCCCGAAGAATTTTCTTTTCTGTAGTTACTTCGGGGTCTTTCTCTTCAATAAGTTTATCCAAATCCGAAAGAGCCGCTTCAATTGTAATCATATACTTCCTCCTTTCATCTTTATTATTTGCGCCCAGGAAGGCTACCTGTTACTGCTACATAAATATACATTCCTGCCCCACCAACAACTACACCAACAATAACTCCAATAACAACCCCCAAATTAAACATTATTCCTCCGTTTCGTTATATTTTTCCAATACAGCTTTTTTAATTGCTTCTTCTACATCTTGAGTTATAGGCATAACCACATCATAATACTTTTCGTCCTTTCCTCTTTTTCTTGGATATGTTACATATAACTCGGTTTCTCCTTGCAAAAGTTTAATTCCATTCACCTTTATGTCATTAATTTCCACATCAAAAAACGCCTTAATCTTTCCTTCTGTTATTCGATTCATTCTCAATACTCTAATCATTTTTCCTCCTTTCTTTGTTTTTGTAAAAATTTGAGTCCTGGCTATTCATCAACAACAGCTTTATCAGAAGAATTATTTTTTCATTTTAATAACCCTGCTAATGCTAACACAAAAGCATCTGCTTCGTCTTTTGTTTTAAATTCTAAATTAAAGTCGGTTTTTAAATAATCGTGGACTAAAGTTTTGCAATCTATTTTTTTTGCTTTGCCTTTATTTTTCCCCCTGGTAATGATGTGAGGTTTTATATTTCCTTTAGCCTTCTGTTTTCTTTGGTTAAATCCAATAAGACTTCTTGCTGTTGTTGCCCCCATATAATAATAAACATCAAAATACTTTTTCAATAAAATATACGTAAGAATTCCAAAATGAGCGAGATGAATCAGCGTTTCTGGATTGCGCCCAAAAAAACATCGTTCTATAACTTGTATTTTTTGTTGTTTATATTTTTCAATTTCTTGTTTAAATTTTTCTAAAGCAGCAACATAATGGTCTGCTCTATGAAAGTGGTCGTCTTTAGCAGAAGTTTCAATTACTGCTGTTTTTTTAATAATAATTTCTGTTTTAGTGGCTTCTAAAATACAAATACCTGTATAGGCTTCAGCAACATCAAAGCCAATAGAAATACAATTTCGCCGAACTATTTTCTTTAACTTTTTTTCTAATTTACTAATCTTCATTTTCATTTTTTAATTCAATCGCTTCATTAATAAATTTTATAGAATCTTCTAAATAAATATTTTTTCTGCATTCTTTGTTGTGCATTGCCATTTGAATTCTTTCTTTTGCTAATTCGAGCCATTCAATAATAGTCATATTTATCCTTGGTCTTTTGGAGTGACTAAGTCTTTAGTAGCAGCCAAATAATCCGCCATATAGACAACGAACTCCAATTTGCTGTATTTTTCTATAGGCTTTTTTATGCATTTCGGAGTCCAAAGCCCCATATGAAAACATATACAATTATTAATTTTTTGCAATATTTTATCATCCAAACCTACAACATCTACTGCAAAATAATTGCAAGCATTTATTGGATGATTTTCATAATCCTCATATGTAGATTTATTTTTGTCTACTTTAGCAATATCATGCAAAATCCCCGCAGCTAAAACAATATCTTTATCAATTCCTTTAATATCCAATCCGAGACATAGGCGACTAATAAAATAAATTGCTCTCTTAACGTGTACAATTAACCCGCCTTTTTTACAAGTACACGCTGGGTGATGTTTGCCAGTTGAAGAAGCCATACCAATGTAAAAATAATCTGGGGTATTTTCTAATGACTTTTTAACAAATTCACGAATAGCGTTATTAGAAATCAATGCTATTTCTTTATCTAATACATCCGCCTTCATTGACTCCTCCTTTTTTATGCTACAGTTTTTGGCATGTTTGGAGCGTTTGTGGCATGTTTGATTGCTTAGTATATGTTTGGACTTTTCAATAGTCCAGCCCATTGCATCATAAATCTTCTTCATCTTACTATCAATGCTTTTATCAATAACTTTCTTCCAGTTTACTTTCATTTTTTTTACTAAATCTTGAGATTCTTTAGTATCATCAAAACACAGTACATCTTTTTTAACTTCGGTGATAGATTCTGTTGTTTCTCCTGTTTTTTTGCTAGTTCTCTTGCTTTTTCTTGTAGCTGTTCCAAAAGGCTCTACTGGAATATAATAAAAAGAATCTCCAGCAAATTTTTGCCACTTAGGATTCAACTCTTTGGTATATTTATTGCCTCTTACAAAAATAGGGGGCGATTTATAAACCGTATTTTTTAATTTACAAGGAAAACCAACTTCATTCAGGGGGAGGATTTTAATTCTTTCTTTCTCTTGCTTTACAAAGGACTCAATTTGTTCCTTTGTTTCTTCGTTCTTTATTTTGTTAATGACTTCTGCTTGAAAATGTTTAATATATTTAGAAGAGTCTGCTCTTTTGACTTCAATACCTTTTTCTTCATGCTTTCTTTTCCCATTCTTTTTTAATAAGTCTCCATCATAGTGACATAAAGCAATAATAAAAATCTTTTCAAAAATTCCTTCATAATCAAACTCAATCTCTACATTATTTTTATTATACTTCTCTTTAGCCCACTGTTTTATTAATTGGTTACATAAGTCTGTGGGATTTTCTTCTGCCCGTATAAGAAGACCATCTGTATCAATATAAATAATTTTTATTCCTCGTTCTTGTAATTTATTTTCTACATAGTGAAGCAAGTCTCTAATTAAAAAAGTTATTGCTCTTGCTATTCGGATATCAAAGAGTCTAAAGACTTTTAATCCACATACTCCAAAGAGAGAATTAACTACTGCCTTGGTAGCATCGTATTTAATTTGGAGGTCTTTAGCTTCCTGCGTTTCTGGGTCTAATGCATTTAGTCTTTTCTTTATTTCCTCTTTTTTGTTAATCAATTTTCTGGCTAACATTGGTAACAGAGCATTTGATTTTTGAACAAAACGAGTTTTTTGAATTTCAATGCCTTCATTTTCTCGTATATTACCAATATCTAGACAAAAATTAATTATGCTTTGAGGATATGCACTAGACAAGTCTACTTTATATAAATTTTTGTACAGGCCAGTTAACCTCTCAATCGTAGTGCCGTCTTTATCTTCTATATTACACCTTCTATAAGCTCCTTCAAAAGTTTCGTCTAATTCAGAATCATAATTTTTTGATGGCAATATAATTCCCATGCTCTTAGCTTCAGAAAGAACCATCATATCCAGTATTTTTGAATTCCAAGATAAATCTTCCCAGGCCGATTTGCTCATGCGCCTAAGCTCATCATAGTAATTTACAATATGTAGTTTTTCTTCAATTTTCATCATTCTGCGAATATCGTTTATATTTTTCTCTTTTAATTTATCCGATAAAACATTAAATGGCACTTTCTCAAAAGACTCTTCTTGAAGCTCTATCTGTGCAATACTATCGAGAGCATAAGAGCGTTTTCCTTTATATATTTTCTTATACCAATCAAGAAAATCAACTACTCCTAGTCCTGCAGGTAGAATAGTTGGGTTATCTTTGCTTCCTATTATTCTATTATGAAAGATAGGGGATAAAACTCCTGCTAATTCTACTCCAAATACTTTTTTATATCTTGCACTTAAATAAGGCCAGTCAAATTTAAGCATATTCCAAGCAGCTATAAAATCAAACTGCTCCTTTCTCATCCACTCTACAAAATCATTTAGTAATTGTTTTTCTCTATTGAGCAAATCTGTATCTGGACTAATTAGATAATCACCTAAGTAGAAGGTTTTTATTTTGCCCGTATAATTATTAGAAACAGAAATACATGAAATTGGCGAATCTGGAAATTCTGGAGATGGGAGTGCACTACAAAGAACTTCGATATCTATAAAAGAATATTTTATTTTCGCTGGAAGAAATTTACCAATTTTATCTATGATATATCTTTTATAAAATAAAACATCTGCTTCATAGGAGTTTTTATTTCTTTTCCTTCCGACTTCATACGGTTGATTACAAATAACTTTTTTAACTTTTTTCCTATCTATGGTCTTATATATGCCTGCATTAGATGGTTGATAAAAATATGGTTTAAAGGTAAGGTCTTTAAAAAGAGATAATTTTTCTCCTATACGATGAAATATATAAATTTCTCGCCCTTTATTTGCTACATTAGTCACTGCAAAATTAAGCATTTTATTTTACTCCCCACAAATAAAATGGATGCCAAATTCCATCATATCCGTTGTCATGCAAATAATTTAACATTTTATTTGCGCCAATGGGATTACAACTATGAATATAAAATAAACTTCTTTTACAAAGATTATTATTAACTATCCACTTTATAAGCTGATAACCAGTATTTTCTTCTTCAGAATCTACCCAAATTCTACAATCTAAATCGTGGTCTAAGAAAAAAATTTGAATTGAAAGTTTTTCTATGCATTTTTTCGCTTCTTGAATATTTGAATAAATATATAATGACTGGTCTTTAAAAAGATTTTTCATAGCTTCAATACGAGCTAAATTATCTTCGAGAATAAGAATATTCATCGCTTGCTCCCAAAACTCCCAAATCCAGGTTTCTTTCTTTTTATTGGCTTGACTTTCTTAAACTCCATTATCCAGACTGAAATAGCAAATACTTGCATAGCCTGAAATAAGTGGTTCTCTCCTTTACAAGCATATAAAATTTTACCATGTTTATTTCGACCAGCAACAATATTGTTCATTTGAGTATCTAACTTGGAATCTTCATAACACTCTATTTTTTTATCATAAAAAATATTTTTTAAACACTGAATTGACCAATCTACTACGCTTGTCGTTTCAAACTCCGGTTTTCCATTTCTATCGGTTACTAAATTTCCATTGGTATCTTTCTTAAATCCTATTTCTATATTTGAATTAAAATCTATGGGTATAAAATTATTTTTGCTCTCTGGATACTTTTTAACCAAATGGCTATATATACTTTTTCCTACTCCCGATGTATGGTCTAATGCTATAAAATTTGGAGATAATAGACTGATTAGGTAATCTATAAATGCTTCTTCTTCAGTAGGAGAAAGTTGAAAAGTAGTAATTCTGTAAATATATCTATATTTTTTATTTATTTTTATAATTATAGCATATTCTGAAGGAGCGCCCCCCTCTCCTACATCAAAATAAATCCCCAAGCTATTTGCATTCGCTGGTCTTTCCATAAATAGAATTTCTTTGTGTCTATAAAAATTATCTTTATTGACTTCAAAACATTGGATAGGAATGCCATTTCCTTCTTTGTCAAGCAAATAAGTCTCTCTTATTCGTGCAATATCAAATACACTATTCATTCCTTCAATGACTTTTCCTTCTATTTGCACGAGATATCCTGGAGAATCTTTTCCTCCAAATTCTCTAATAGCATCGTCTTCTTTCTTTTTGTTCCAGGTCGGATTAGCGTACGAAGGGAGATTAATAATTTTGTACTTATTTTCTAACGCATGAAAAATTTCTCCCATAGGAGAAGCTTTTGTAAAGGTCGTCATTCCGCTGTATCTATTTTTGCAACCTTTTTCTGCTTGACTCATTAACATTTTTCCAGAAACATCTTTAGTTAAAAACGAAGCTTCTTCAATATAATGCCTATCAAAATGCTTTTGATAATATTGTGAACCTGGATTTTTTCCTGTAATATTTTGATTTACACTCTCTAATAAACACCCGTTGTTAAAGTTTATTTTATATGTCGGGCTTCTTAATGATTTGGCGTGTAGAAGTTTAAAAACGCTGTGATTTTCTACACAGTGAATAATCTTATCAAAGAGAGTTTGAACGTGAAGTTTATCATACGAGCTAATAACTGCCCAATTATATATTTTTTTAAGTGTAACCAATAATATATCTAGCGTAATAAAGACTAAAGATTTTCCAGTTAATCTACCTCCGAGATTATAACTTTCTGCCAAATTATTTTCTATCTTCCAATTTTCTTCTGGAGATTTTTTCTTATCATATAAAAATAAAGAATCCCAAGAAAGCATTGGATATTGATAAAGCCTTATATGACCTGTTTTTTCTTTATCCCACCGGTCTAAAGCATCAAAATCATGAAAAAGTAGCTCTGCAGACATTACTGGATGAGATAAGGTCTGAAAAAATATAAGTTCTTTTTGTTTGATTTTAGCTATCATTTTTAAGGTCTTTTAAAAATATTTGCTCATATATTAGTGTTACATATTTATGATTTACGTCTAAGATTTTTGCAACTTCCTCAATAGTCAATTTCTTTTCGTGATATGCTTTTAGTAGTGGTTTATTGTATAGGGTAGTCCCCCTAAAAAATGAAGCTTTTTTTATATCATATCCATCTAACTTCATTATCTGTCTGCTGAGTTGCAAACAATATGGACATTTATAATAAATTTCTCCGGCATGAGTGTTATAATATTCTTTTGCTTTTGTTTTTAATTCATTCCATACAGAAGAAAAGGAGTCTGTTTCTTTTTCCTTTAATAGACCCAAAACCCGTTCGTCTTCAGCAATAGAAGAGTCCAAATCGAGCATTTTTTGTGCAATGCCTAGTGGTATGGCTCCAACTTGCTCACCCTTTGCATTTGTTTTGGTATATTCATCTTCCATAAATTTCTGCATTCGTTGTCTTAGCATTTTTTTATAAACCATTCCTATAAGTTTACTTTTCTCTGCATAAGACTCAAATAAATTTTGCGATAAATATTCTTTATATATTTCTACTGCTTGTTTGATTTCACTGCTTATCAAGCCAGAAAATGCTTTTTTTAATTCTTTCTCTTCTAACTTTTCTTCTGCTAGTTTAACAAGCTGTTCTTCTGTAAGATTCTTATTCTGCTTTAAACCCCGTAGTCTCTTAATTAATTTTTCTTTCTTAGTCATTTTCTATCCCTCTTTCAAAGTAAAATGGGATGTGAATTTCCATGCCCTCTATACAATTCTCTATTTGGCTTTTATCAACACGGACAACCATATCAAAACCAATCAATATTTTCTCCATTTCTGCTTTGCCATCTTCAGTAACTGCCCCTGTTGGTCTTTTTTCTTTTGGGGCGTCTACTTTTTGACCCCTCCTAAATTTAAGGATGAGCCTACTAGAATGTAGGAGGGCGTTTCCACCTGTAAGTGTCTCTAATTTTATAAATCCACCCAAGTCCATTCTGCTCTGCCCAATAAATACAACCGCACACTTTGCTTCTGCAACAAATGCAGTTCCCATTTCAAAAAATTGAGCAAGCTTCCTGGCTCTTAGTGCCATTGTATCGTCGCTAACAGATTTTTCCTTATCTGCTTTGCCTTTATATAACTCTCCTTTTGGTGCTAGACCATGCAAAGAATCAAATACAATTAAATCTACTACTTTTTCTCTGCATAATTTTAAAATTACATCTAGCCCATCCTCTAATTGCTCTACATCTATTACTACAAGAGAATCGGTATCTACTTTTCTTTTTGCCGCATAAACTGGGTCATAGCTTCTCTCTCCATTTATATAAACACACTGCTTTCCTATTTTTTGGGCATTAGCAATCAAATCCAGTATAGCGGTTGTTTTGCCTGTTCCTTTAGACCCCCAAATTGTTGTAAATGTTCCTTCAAGAATTCCTCCACCGATTAATTTATCTATATGCTTGTTTCCAAATGGAATTCTATTTCTAATTTCTACGTCGCTAGCAAACTTTATAGCTCCTTTGCCTATTTTTTTAGTCAAATCTCGCAAAACTGAATTAAGTTTATTTCTTTTTTTTGTTTGTTCAGAAGAAAAAATCTTTTCTACATTTAACAACTTTTTTAATTTTGGAATTTCTTTAATAGGAATTTTATTAAATTCCTCAGAAGACATTGTTGGGGGATTCTTTTTCTTATTTTTACTTCCTTTTGGTCTGCCCATAATTAGCTCCTTATTGCATTTCTCCTGTAGCTTCTACAGCTTTATAAATTGTTTTAAAATAATCTTCAAGTGTTAAGGTTACAGTAATCAACCCACCTTTATGCTGATTAACAAATATAGGAATCCTAGTACTATTAATTGGCAGGGCATTTCTTAATTTATCGAAATCAACTTTCTTAATGATGATATTTTTATGTGTATTATCTACCTTGCATTGTACTATAAAATTTTCAGATAATATATCTTCTAATTCAGTAGAACCTCCGCTATTTTTTGTTTTTCTAGCAGTGGGCTCTATTTTCTTGATATAGGAAATTACTAATTCTTCTAATTTATTTCCTACGATTTTCTTGTTCATCTTTTCCTTTTTGGTTTTTCATCGTTTTCTATTGTCTTCTTAAACAATTGGCCAGAAGCAGTATGATAAATTACAATTCCTTCTGGATTCATATATCCAGGAACAACAGAACTTCCCTTTAGTGTCAAATTTTGCAATATTCCCTCAATAAAGATAGTATCGAACTTTCCTCTAAAAAGAACAGGCACAACATAACAACAGTTAGGAGCTAGAGACTTTTTTTTATCTTTTAGTTCATCATAAATATAATTATGAGAATCAACCCATTTTCTAGTGTTAAATAAATAAAATCTTTTCTCTTTTAAGCCATAACCTCTTTGAATTCCCTGCCCCATCCACTCACCATAATGAAATCCAGGTCCAAGTTTTCTCAATTCGTCTTGGTTTTCCTTAATCCATTTAGCAAACCCATAATTGTCATTGGGGATTTCTTCTTGGATAGAACCCCAAAGCCAACGCTTGCGGCTACCTGCAAAAATGTTATTCTCCTCATCAATATAGATAATTCCATTAGTTCCATCTATTTTTTCGGTTATAACAATTTCTCTACTGAATCTGGGAATCTTCTGAAAACATTTAAATTCTGGAAAAATATTCATGCATTTCCTCCTTCCCAATGAGGGCATTTTTTGCAATCTTCTAAAGTAAAATTAACACACCTCTCACATGGCTCAGAAAAATTTGGTTCTTTATCTTCTCGAATTCTTTCTCTGGGATTCATATGCCAAAATCTACGATACTTAATTTTATTGAGATTAATTCTATACTTTTTATCTTTTTTACTCATTATATTAAATCTTTTGGTTTAAAAACTCTAGTATCGTGATTATATTCACAAGGAATAATATAAGTGGTATAGTTTCCTCTTGGTTCTTTTATTTTATCACATTGCCAATGGCCTTCTGTGTGGTTTTCATTGTCTTGAATATATCTAGCTGCAAATGTAGGAAAGTGGTCAATTAAATTCGGAGCAAACCATTCATAATCCTTTTTTAACTGAGTAAAAATAACAAGAATACCTCTCTTGCGCTGCAATTCATCGTTGATATGTTTTAATACTGTATCTGTCTCTGCTTTATTTTCCAAACAGAGCCAGTCGAGAATTGTGAATGCATTTCTTTCTAATTCTATAGCAAGGGGGTTTGAATGTTGACAATGATAAAATTTGCCTACAATTCCTAGCATTTTTGCAGTTTTCTGAAAACGAGACCCAGCTTCGTTATAAATATAGTAGGGTTTAATTCCTTGTTTAATTATTTCAACAAACATGTTTAGTGCTATTGTTGTTTTACCTTCATTAGTCTTGCCTCCTAAAATTAAACAATCTGCATCTTGGAAAACAGCGATGTTGTTAAAGAAAGGTATTTTATAATCACACTCATTAATTACTTCTGGTGCACTATCACTCCACTGTACTTTTTCTTTATAGTGATATCTACCCCACCCCACTCTTATAGCTCTACCATCTCTTACAAATTGTGATAGATATTTATAAGCTAGCGGAGCTTTTGTTTGGTCATTATTAAACACTCCCTTAACTATATCGTTAGGGCTAACATCGGTCTGCATTATTTTCAAGAATTCATATATAGCTTTTTCGTGATTCTCTTCTGTAGTTACTTCATAGCCATCCAAAGATTTAAGCATAGCTTGAACATCTTTGGTTTGCATTGGATTTTCTAGCCAATTTTTGTTAAGCCAATGCAATATTGTATTTCTCTTTTTTGCAGGAATTCCTATTTTTGTTAATACCCCACCAAATTTTACAAAAGAATCATTACAACAGCCTTCGAGATTATTATTAACGAGGTTTGGTTTTTCTCCTTTATAAGAAGGCAAATCTAGCTCCTCATTAATTTCCTCTGCATTTCTACTTTTTTCAACTGTTTGAATTTTCAATAACTTGGATTTTAATTCTTTTGGAATTTTTTTAATCTCTGTTCCTAAATTAAGCCAAGTATATTCTTTTTTATCAATTCTAGAAGGAGCTATAACAATTTGTCCTTCTGTTCTTGTATCTATTTGTGTTCCGCCTATATTAACTTTTTGTTTTTTTAATTCTTCGTCCCATAAAAATACAAAGTGCTTTCCTCCAGACGGGGTTGTTTGGGTTAATGTATCTGCTTTTTCACATAAAGAAATTATTTCTTGTCTCAGAGGCTTTATTTCTTCTTTTATTAATTTTTTTACATCTACATCAATAACTAGAATATTACTTTTCTCGCAATTAACACCAATATTAAGCCCGTTGTTTAGCCACTTAATCCATTTTACTTTTTCTTTATTTTCTATTTCTCTCCAGTTAGATTCAAATGGACTTTTGCTGTTTTGTAATAAAGCAACTAAAGACCAGTTATATTTCTTATAATATTCTAATTCTTTATACATATCTAATTTTAAATCTTTAATTAAATAGTTAGTAATATCTGCATCAGACAAATTTTTTTTATCTTCTTCTAATACTCTTATACAATCATAAACAGAGCCTTTAAATCCACAGACAAGACATGTGATTTTATTTGAATTTGGTAAAAAAGTAGCTGTAGGTGTCTTGGATTTAAACTTATGAGACGTTACTTTAGGACATGTAAAAAGATGTTGTCCTGACTTTTTTATTTTAGAAAAAGATGGTAATTTTTTTTCTAAATAATCAAAGAGATGTTTTGCAATATTGCTCATAACACTCCTCTATATTGTAAAAATCAAGCTTTACTCTCTATTGTATTAATTTTATCACTCTATTCTTAACCAATCTACAAATGCCTCAGCCAAAATAAGAGTAAACTGCTGGGCAGCATCTGGGTCTGGATGACCTGTCTCTGGGTTTAAGAAAGTTTGTCCACCAGTAACCGCAGCAGCCGCATTCAAAGCATTTCCTCTTTGAATTTGTGCAGTCCTATCTACATTATTATAGGAAACAACCGATTTTTTTTCGTTTTCTGTTGCAGACTTTTTTGGAGCCTTATCTTTACAACTCCAGCAAGTAGGATAATTTGGATTCTTTAATTCTTTGCCACAAATACTGCACCGAGGCACATCTTGCTCTACATTGTTATCGTCTATCTTTTGTAGCTTTGTTACATAAATAGCTGCTCCTTTTTTCTCTGTAGTAATAGAAACTACATCTCCCTTATTTACATTTTCTAAATAAGGAATAACAAAATCTCTAACATTGTACCATTTATTATCTACACCTTTAAACGCTTTATTGTCTCCCTTCTTTGCTGCAATCTTAATAATTTTTTGTGGCATCTCATTCCTCCTTTGATTAGTTTTAAATTTTTACTTTAATGTATCTCCTTGTGTTTTTATGACAACAATAACGGACTTGAGATAATTTTTTAACTATTATATTATACATTATATAATGCCTTTACTCTTTTTCTACAAGAATAAAACGGAACTTTATTTATATACAAATTTTTTGGAGTTAAATTTAAAAGTATTTCTGTGATTGGCTTTTCTATATAGCCTGGTAAGTGCAATAAATCTACAATCATTTTTCTTTTTTCAAATTCTTCTTCTGTTTTAGGTACATCTAGCAAATTATCGCTCTTATCTCCTTTAATTTTTTTTAATAGAATAGCTTCAGGATTTTTTACTATTTTAAATTTTTTTGTATAAGGAGAAAATATTCTTACATTTGGAACTATACATAACTGCTGTAGGTCTTCGTCTGTTGAAATAATAATCTTTTCATCATAATCATCTAAAAAACGTACTGCACAAGAAGCTATATCATCAAATTCTGCTTTATAGATTTTTATAAAATGCCAGGGCATACAAGTTTTTAATCTTTCTACCAACTCATTTGCTTCTTTGAACATTTCATTCCAAAAATCGGCGTCTTCTTTTTCTTCTCTTAAAGCTTTTCTTTGTGCTTTATAATTTGGGTCAATTTCTTTTCTCCAACTCCCAAAATCTATCCCAACAATAACAGTATCATCTAATGTTGTTCCTAACTTTTTTAAATACCCCAAAATTTGAATTAAATACAAATAAGGCATTGGACATGTAGAATTATTTCTAAAAGCAAAAATGCTTTTAAATTGAATGTTTGCGTGGTCTATTATAATGAGTTTCTTCATTTTATAAGTTTTTAAAAAATTTCTAATTTAATTCTCATTCTTGTGTTCTTGTTTCTTCTTTTCTTAAATACTTTAGCAAAGTTTGAGCAGTGATAATGCCCTTATTGCAAGCATCTACATAAGCACTAAGAATATTTCTTACCTTGATATAACTTCTAACATTATAATGGGCTTGTGATTTGATTGTTGCATCAGTTATTTTTTTCTTAGATTCTGTGGCTTCATTTCTTAATCTCAACGCTTCATAATCTTCCTTAGATTCTTTATATGACTGTGCTACTTGATAAAGAGCGTGTAAAATTTGAACAGCCCCAGTATAGAAGGCTAAAGCTCCTTTCAAATCTTCTTCTGAAGTTAAAACATTGGCTAAAAATTGGCTTCGATATTCATTAAGAACATCAAAAATTTCTTTGTAATCCACGAAAATTTGTTGAAGATTTTCTTCATTTTCAAAATATTTGCTATATTCTTTCATTATTTATTCTCCTTATTATAAGGGCAGGCATCACATGCATAGCCCAACGTACAGATAGTTGTTTCGTCTTTTTTGCAAATTCCTTTAACAATAAATGGTCTAGCTTCTTTATTATCTTCAATAGTCCAGTGTTTAGGTTTTTTATCTTTATGCACCTCCTTGAGTCTTTTTACATGAGAAGCAAAATCTTTTACCAATTTTAAATAACCCTTGCCATTATACATTCTATCATCTTTTAGCTTATTTGAAACTGTAGCATCAATTAAAATAACAATACATGCAAGTGCATGGGCTAAATGGGGAAGTTCTGAATCTGGGTCTATTGTTTGGCCTTCAAACCACTTTGTCATATGTCTCAAACAGGCGTCATAATAAATAGATGCTCTAACTCCTGCTGCTCTCCAATTTGCACGCCCATATTTAAGTGCACCATCCAATAATGCTAAAGTTCCATAAATAGTTGCAGACATTGGAAATAGGTGAAGTGGAAGCTTATCACTGCCTATGAGGTCTTTTGGATTTGTGCTTTTCAAATTTTTAGAATTTTTATCTTGGTTGATTTTATCTGATTCGCTCATCGATTGTCTCCTTTTCCTTTTATTTTATTCCGACCTTGTCTATCTTTTAATTTTTTTAAATTTTCTTCTGCTATTTCTGAAAAATCTAATTTTAAAAGTTCACATAAAACAGCTAAATACCAAAGAACATCGCCAATTTCTCTTGATATTTCTTTTTTATTTAAAACATTATCTCCTCTTAAAAACTTTTTAAATTTTTCTGCTATCTCCCCAGATTCTCCACAAAGACCCAAGACCATGCGAGTGAGTGTATTATTATTCTTTATTAAAGTTTTCTTTGCTTTTTTTTGATATGTAGTGAATGTAATCATTATTTATTCCAATCGATAGGAAATTTCTCTTTAATTGCTTTTACTGCGTCTTTTACAGAATAAAAAACATCTCCTCCACTACTCATAACCATTTCAAGCAAAGTAGAGTTTGCTTCTGTTTTAGTTTGGTCTGGGAGAATCAAGAAAATGGGGATATCAAACATTTCTGCATAAGTAACTTCGCGGATTGTTCCTATTGTTCTCACATTTTTCTCCATATATACACAAATAAAATCAGAACGCAAAACTGCCTCAATATCTCCCCAAAAATCCAAATCCCTTCGCTCATTGCCATCTATCAAGTAGCGATTGCGTAATTGCTTCATAATATCTACTTTATGACCTCTTGGATTAATTCTACCCCACCATATTTTTCTCATTTCTTCTTGAAACTTTTGCCAGTGTCCCGCCTGTTTTAAACCAACTACATACCCAACGTGTTCTCCAGACTTCTTACCTGTTTTTTGTGCTTCTCTCTCAACGGGGTCATAAATATCCACAAGTGGGTGCCGAAGAGCATCTTTGATTTCGGCTTTCCAGTCTTCTTTATGGCCTTCTTTAACCTCTTTATTATGTTCTATTGCTGAAGCTAGATATGTTGTAAGTAATAGCTTTATATTATGCACTTAAATCAACCCCCTCTAGGAACTGCGTTACTGTATATAAATCAGTCGAATAGCCTAAACCAGATTCGGGAATAACAAACCCCCCAGTATTTAAATAAACCGGTACTGCTGTTGGGATTCCAATTAATTCAGAATTTTCATTAAATAACCCACCACCAGAATTACCAAAGGTAGTAGTATTATCGGTAACATAAAAATTCACTAAATGATTACTAAGGATTCCTTTTGAAATAGTTCTTAACATTGAAAGGGGGTTTCCAACACTATATACTGGACTTCCGATTTTAGGAGCTTCTGTTGCTAATTTAATTTCTACAAAATTTCTATCTACAAAATTAGTTCTTAATAGAGCCAAGTCCTTTTTTTCATCATATTTAACAACCTTGGCCCCATATATAACTGTGCCTTCGATTGAATCAATATCATTGTTTAAATTATATCCGATTAAAGGATTTATTTCTTGTCCTTCTGAAGAATTTATTGTATTTTCTATAACGTGATAACAAGTTAAGATATAGACAGAGTCTCGATTTATTTTTATAACTGTTCCAGAGCCTAAACTATTTTTACATCTTACAAAAACACTTCCTCTAAGTAGTATATCAATATTAACCTTTTCTTCAGAAAACTTCTTTTTTAGTTTCTCATTGAATTCTTGTATTTGTACTTTAAGTGTGGAACGCAGTTTTTCTATTAATTGACGAATTTCTTCCGTATCTTTTTCAAGTGTTGTCTGTGTGCTATTTAATTCTTGGTTAAATCTATTTTGTATAGTTAAAAAATCTTTTTGTAATTTTAGAGACGCTATAGATATATCTGCTTGATATTCATATCTTATGTTTTGAATTAAGTTTTGGGTTGTTTCTAATACTTCATAAATTTGATAATCTAAATTAATCATTTTCTTATTTAGGTCATAAAGAGCAAATCCCATTAATACTATAATCCCAACAAAAATAACTCTAGCAATAGTACTTACTAATTTTTTATACATTTGTTCTCCTTTATTTTACTTCTAAATAACGATGCAAGATACTATTGATAAACGCAATTCCAGCAAGTGTTCTTTTTTGTGAATTTGCTTTCCCTGGCAACTCTAAAGCAATTGTATATTCTGCACCCAGTTTTTCCATAGGCACTTCAATACCTTCATCACATTTGGGGGTATTTATTACTCCCTTATTTACTCTCATTTTATAAATTGTTTTGCTTTTAGTATAGGGCAAAATCTTTTTTATATCTTGCAAAGCAATTTCTGCTAGTGAAGGTAAATTTTCTAGTTTTCTTTCATATGCATATGGTCTTTCTTTTCCTATATCTGCATGTATATCCATAAATAAATTTACACTTACAGGAATATTATCATATAGCACAGCCAATTCTTGCACGTTGGAATTTTTTATAAAGTTCCTTTCGTCATTTGTATCTTGATTTGCTCCATTCATCCTATTATTAGTTTCATAGCCCCAAGGATTAACTATTGGATAAATAAAAACATTATAATACTTGAATAATTCTTGATTAAATTGTTGTATCCACTTTAATAAAATATGCACCGAAAAATATTCATCCCCATGCTGTCCACTTACAATAACAATATTCTTTTTGGCTGTTTTAACAATATGCATGATAGCAATTATAGGATACACTCTATTAAAATAAGATACATAACCAATAATTTCTACTCGAAATGGAATACGAAGATTTATAATTTCATTCAGTAATCGTTTATAAGACCTATAATATTTCATCTTTTATTCCTTTTTTATTTTTTCCTATTTTCAAATTTCATTCTTATAAATACTCCAATACCACAAGCAAGAGAATAAGTAAACAACAATCCAAACGTAGAAGCATCTTGTATAGCAAAAGCAATCAAGCTTAAATAAACTGTCATATATGTTGTCATAAGAAAAGATGCTAGCCAGGTTTTCTTTTTTTGAAGTGCTATTAAAAACCAAGTATACAATATAGTTTCTAACATTCCAACAATAAAAATAAATATATATTTATTCATTTTTAAACCTCTTGGCTAATTTGATAATATCGTGCTCTACTGTTTCGAGTGCTTTTATATCATCTTTTAACATATTAGCAAGACCCGCTATATTATGCCGGTCTCCGATTATTTTTAATTCTCCGGCTATAATTTTTAATTGAAGATATAATTCTCCCAATCGCTTTGCATCATTGCAAAATTCTATATAATTAGGATTAGAAGATTTGTAATCAATCCCATATTTTTTACATGTTTGAACAATAGCGTCTGAAATATTTTTATCCATTTTGTATTTTTATATACAATAACTTGTATGAATTAATACATATGTTTGTATAAAAGTATTCTCTTATTTTATTTTCTTTCTCTTAAAAAATTTGACAATTGCTTTATTCAATATCTCCATTTTGCTCTCTAGCTTCATTTTCTCTTTTATCCAAAAATCTTCTTCTAAATTCATCTGCACAGTGGTGGGCAGCATATACTACATCGTGTAGATTAGAATATCTAAATTTTCTAATTGCCATATAAGCTTTCATCAATTTAAAAATACAATATTCTAGCTCTCCCTTTGTTTGTATTTCTGGAATCTCATTCAGAATATTATTAAACTTCGTTCTTTCTGCTGGTCTTATATATGGCATATTATTTTCTCCTGTTTTACCTCTTAAAAATTTGCCCCCTCTTTTGCTTAGCCTCTTTCAGCATCTCAGCTTCTGCTTCATCTAATTTACGTTTTTCGGCTCGTAAATACATGCAGACATTACAGGTTATTGGTAGAATAGATAAGAAACTGCATTTAAAAATATCGTGACCAGTCCTCTACCGATATTCTTCGTAGATAGCCATAAAGATATTCATTTACCCTCCTTCGCTCGCTCGGTCATAATTCAATCTTTTCCATATTCAGCCAAAAGCTTCATCCCATAGTGCAGGATTTTGAGGTATATTCTTTCCCCTGCGGCCTTCCGTAGGGCGTATGCGGCGACCTCTACGGCCTTTACGGCGGCCTCTGCGGCCCGTGCGGCAGCCCCTGCGCCCCTTGTGGCGGCCAGTGCGGCTTCCCATGCGGCCCATGCGGCAGTCCATGCAGCGGCACCTTTGATATCCCATGCGGCCAGTGTGACGGCCAGTGCGACATCCCATGTGGCTACGGCCCCTGCTGCCACCCGTGCGGCATCCTTATTCTTCTTGCTTGGGTTTTTTATACACCTCTTCACCATTTCAATGGTTCGGTGAGGCCGCTTGTCTCCAGGGTGCTCTTTCTCATAAATACCAATAACCT